ATGCCAGCGTTTTATTCCATTGAAGCGTTGCAAGAGCAGTAAGACGTAGCGCGTTGAGCAGATGATGCAGAAAGGAGAAAGAATGGAATGGATTAGTATGAAAGACAGGCTACCAGAAGAACCGGGAACGTATCTTGTGTCTTGCGTTTCTAATGGGCCTTATTTCTGTGGAACGCATACAATTACGGCTCAATGGAACGGGAAATGTTGGTGGAGGACAAAATATCAGAAATTCACCCATTGGATGCCGATGCCAGAACCAGTGAAAGAATAAAGAAAGAGTGATAAAATGACAAAAATCATAGCTGTCGCCAACCAGAAGGGCGGAACGGGGAAAACCACAACAAGCACCTGTCTGGCTGGTGCATTGCAGCTGCTTGGCAAGAAAGTCTTGCTGGTGGACTGCGATGCCCAGTGCAACGCAACGGACACCTACGGCGCACAGACAGAGGACGTGTGTACCCTGTTCGATGTAATGACCCGGCAGGGCACGGTCGAAGAAGGAATCCAGCACTGCGAAGCCGGTGACATTTTGCCGTCAGACAATGCATTGAAGGACATTGACGAACAGCTTGTCCGGGACATTGGCAAGAACTTCCGGCTGCGTGAAGCGCTGGATTCCGTGTCTGAACAGTATGATTACATTGTTCTGGACACTCCCCCGCAGCTTGGTCTTGCACTTGTAAACGCTTTGATTGCTGCCAACAGCATCATCGTGCCCATCACGGCAGACCGATACGCACTGGCTGGTTTGAGCCAGCTTTCGCAGACCATCGGTGATGTTCGCAGATACTTCAACCCGACCTTGAAAATTGAAGGTCTGCTTCTGAACCAGTACAAGAGCCGTGAGAACCTGTCAAAAGAGGTCGTGGAGCAACTTCCTGTAATTGCACAAAGCATGGGAACAAGGCTACTAAACGTGAAGATTAGACCGTCTATGGGCGTTCGTAAGGCACAGGCAGAGCGGCACAGCCTCTTTAGCGGTGATACGGCAAAGAGTACCAGTGCAGAGGATTTCAAAGAGCTGGCAAAGAAGATTGTAGAGGGGGATGTGCAGTGAATGTAGTTAGATATAAAGAGCTGGAAAAAGCCGAGTTTGAATTGCAAAGCAAATTCAGCTCGAAAGATGTTATGTTTTTCCGCCGAGGGGATGGAATAGACAATCCGATTTATTATGTTGTTTCACAAAGACATTGCGGGACGTTAAGTTCCGAAGAAGCCATAAAAGCCGGAAAAGTTTTGATTGAAGCTGGAAATGCGGCGAAATCTTTTCAGTACAACGGGTATTTTGTTGATTGGAGTGACACACAGTGAAAAAGTCCAGCAAAAAAACATCCGGCTTGCTTGGAGGCTTTGATTTCCAGCCTATTTTTTCGGAACAGACATTAAGCCGAAGTGAGCCAAAGGAAGAAGAAGTAAGCCAAACAAAGCCGAATAATGCCGAACAAGCACCGATTAAGCCCAGTGATGCCACAGACAGCCATGCACAGCCAAGTGAAGCTGAATTAAGCGGTATTAAGCCGAAGCAAGCCAAAGACAGCAAAAGTCAGCCGAATGATGCCATGTTAGGCGAAGATAAGCCGAAGAAGCTGAAACAGGCAAAAGAAGTGCAGCGTTTGATTGAACAGGGCAATATTCCCGGCGCACTGGCTGAAGCTGGCTTGGCAAAGAAAAAAATCCCGATGCCGGAATCGCATCAGGGAGTTGCAAGCGGTGACGGCAAGCGGTCTAAGCGCATTACCATCCTTATGAGCGAGGAAGAACGCAAGTACATCAACCGTGAAGCCAGACGGCACGGAATGACGATTGGACAGTTCGTGTACGCTCTAGCGGCTGCGGCGGCAGACGGAAAGATTGAATTGGAGGATTTCTTGGAGGATTGACGATAAAAGTTAAGATTTAGGAGAAAATATGTGGGTCAGTATTATTGACGAACCAATTCCAGAATACTTCAAAAACGGGAGATCGTATCTTTTGAGTTTATATTTTCATAAACGTTATGGGTATGAGATTAAGAAAGAAACGGATGTTGTTATTGTATTTTGGGATAATTCATGCGGTTGTTTTCGTGAGACCACAACAAAGCTGGAAATTGATTCGAGAGATATTTCAGAATGGTGGGAAGACATTTGATAAAAGCTGAGATTTAAGGAGAATGCCTATGAGAATAAAAGTTGGAGATAGAGTTTACGATAAAGTATCTCAACGATACGGTATCGTGAAAAAATTTGTTGGCAAAGATTTTGTTGGAATGTTCTACGTAAAAGTCGACTGTTCCGAGGAAAGCGAATGGTGATTTCCAGAAGATATTGAATTGGCAGATTCTTCAGAAAAAGATAGCCATGATTCTAATTCTATGAAAATAATCTATTGCAAGGATTGTGAACTTTGGAACACATGGGACAAACAAGGAGAACTGTGTAGTTGTGCTCACTTCACGCTAGATGATTCCAGCCCTGCGTATACAAAACCTGATGATTTCTGTAGTTATGCAGAGCAACGATAAAAGCTGAGATTTAAGGAGGAAAATTCACATGGACAAAGTAAAATATTCTGATTACAATATAGAAGACCTGAAGCAGAGAAGGAAATCTTACGGAAGCGGCATTGAAATTTGCAGAAGTGGAGATGGAATTGACACTTCAATCGGTAGCAAAGTATGCTTTCCTGGACGAACATTGTCGCCGGATGAGGCGATTGCTTTTGCAGAGAATCTGATTAAGGCCGCGAATGAGGCAAAAGAGTTTAAGTACAACGGATATTTCATCAATTGGCTTGAGTAAAACTAATCATTATAATAGAAAGTAATCCCCTGCACAGCCGATTAAACTATGCAGGGGATTACTTTATTTATCTGTCACGCAGTTCCAGTAGGCATACGCCTTGCCGTCCACAGCGTCCGTGTCATCAAGGAACGCCTTCGCCATGTCAGCGTAGAAGCCCGGAGTGTCAACGGACTGGCGCTTTGCGACTTGACAATAATCCGAGTACATCATGTTCATGACAGCCCAGAAATCGTTCGGGTCACAAGTGATATTGCGCTGTTTGGCAACGTCCTGTGTCTGTTCCAGCGTCCAGTGACAGCCCTTTGTGCCGTCAGCATTCACCATACTGTCGCACCATTCCTCCGCTTCATCGTGGGTGAGATGCTTGCGCGGCATCTTGATGGAGCGGCTGTCCGCGCCGCCATGCTCATACTGCCCAGACTGTTTATCCCAGTCTCCGTTCTGCGAGAAGCCAATCTGCGGCATCTTGCGCCCGTATTCTACGTCAGGGTAGCGGGGGATAGGGTAGGGGTCGATGTAGCGGTTCTCCTCCTGCGGGTAGTAAGGATAACGGTCATTGCCATCTTCCAGCTTACGCAGACGGCGTTCCAGCTCACGTTCCCTGCGGTCACGTTCTTCCTCAAGGCGGTCACGTTCCGGCTCACGGTCTTTGTCGTGGTCACGGAGCATCATCATGCGGCGAAAATTAGTCTTGCCCATAATCTATACCTCCTTAGGAAATGGACGCAGGTGCGCCTGCGTGGGAACGGCAGAAGCAGCCAAGATACTTAAACGTGCCGGTGCCGGTTGCAGACGTTGCCACACGGGTAGCGTAGCGGGTGCGGGTGTGGATGCTCTCGGCGGTCGCTTGAGCGCAGTTGCAGTCGGTCAGAGGGTATGCGGTCGTGCCTGCGCCGATGGTAATGACAACAGGTGCGTTGATAGTGGTCGTGTCCGGCAAGCTCTGAGCAACGACAATGCAATACTTCTCTCCGTTCTGGTATGCACCGGCAGGGATGTTGATGGTCAGCGTATCATTGGCGAATGTGACCGCTTGACTGATGACCAAGTGCGGGCAGAGTTTGCAGCTTGTTTTGCAAGCCATAGTATTTTCCTCCTAAAAAATCAGGGGCAGAGGTGTCTTACCCCTGCCCCGATGGTTCACCCGGTGTTATCGGGGAGTGTGTAGGTTAGCAGCAGCCGCAGCAGTTCACGCCCACGTTGGGGTTTGCCACCTGATAAGCGGGAATCGGACGAGGATTGACCCGGTTCAGGATGGTATCGGTCTGCTGGGACATCACAGTGGTCAGAAGCGCATTCTGGCGATCCTGAGAAGCGGCGAACTTCAGGCTCTGGTTCTCAGCGGTCAGAGTGGCAATCTTATCCTGCGTGAAGTAGTCCATCATGCTGCGGAAGTTGGCGTTGCAGTTGTCCACGATGGCACGGGCGTTGTCTGCGATAGCCTGACGGGTAGCGCAGTCCTGCTGTGCAATGGTGTACTTCAGGTCGCCGATGAGCTGCTTGTTCTCGCAGCAGCAAGATGCAAGCTGCGTCTGGATAGCGGTCTGACCCGCCTGCCGTGCGTTGCCCTCCTGCATGATGGCAAGGCTGATGGCATTGTCGCCGTTGGACACGCTGCGCTCCAGACCGTTCACAAGCTGTGCGTTCTGGTAGCCGAGCTGACAGATCGCCTGATTAGTACCAGCAAAGCCGCCCGCAATGGCAGCGTTGAGGGTGTTCATCTGTGCGAGCTGGTCATAGCCCAGAGAGCAGATGCCGCTCTGGATGCCAGCCAGAGAGCGGGAGGTGTCCTGCTGGTAGAAGCCCTCAGACAGAGCCGCACGAGTATCTGCGCCGCCCTGACCGGTTGCGCCAGTGCCGACCAAATAGGGGATGTAGCTGTTCATGCCGTTGTCACCACCGTTTCGACCGTAGCCGCCGTTGCCCCAGCCGAAGATGATGGCGAGGATAATAACCGCCCACAGACCTTCGTTGCCGAAGAATCCGCCGTTGTTATTGCCGCCGTCCTGCCCAGCCAGATAGCCAGTTGCAAAATCGTCCATAACAAAACTCCTTTCAGTTTTGCGTATGCTATCCCATCGCCGTGTGCGATGGGCGAAGCCAAACAAATGCGGTTTTTGTCAAGTCCGCAAAACTGAGAAGCGTTTCGCTTAGAGGGATGCGTTACCGGGGCAACGTCAAATTCAGGACGCTTGCCAGCTGGTTCAGGTCGATGCCACGTTCTTTGGCGAGGTTCTGCGCCATCGTTCGGAGTTGTGCTTCGTTTTTGCCCTGAATCAGGTTCAAGCCCTGCATGATGGGGGCATTCTGCCCGCTCAACTGCTGGATAAGCCCCATCGGGTTCTGCCCAGCACGAGCCAGATTTGCAAGCTGCATGATAGGGCTGTGAGTAATCATATCAAACGGAGAGGGCATTGTTATTCTCCTTTCTTCGTTGCGGTAGCGGGCTTAGAAAAGCTTTTCTGCCACTTTTCCAGTTCATCTAGCCTGTGGACGAGGGCGTTATACTCCTCAATAGGCACATACTGCTGTGTCGGTGCAGCGGTCTGCTGTGCCTGTTGCGCCTGCATCTGCCGCCATGCTTCTGGGCTGTAAAACTCCTGTACATAGGATTCACAGGTGTCCGGGTTCAGCCGCTTGCAGTAGATCACGCCGCTCCGCAGGTCAGGGCAGTAAGTCGGTCTGCCGTACAGATCAGACGGTATCGCCAAAAATTCCTCCCTGCTAGAAACAGGTCTGCCGAGCAGCCAACCGCCATCCTGTGCCGACTGCTGAACAGGCTGCTGCCCATTCATCGACTGCGGACGCTGCGGTTGTGCCTGTTGCATCTGCGTGTTGGGTAGGGGAGTGGCAAGCCCAACTGTATCCATGCCACCATAAGGATTGACAGGCTGTTGTGAAACGTAAGGCGCTCCGGGTGTCGGATAATAGCTCATAAAACATCCCTCCTTGTGCTCCTAGTATATCGCATCAGCAAAAAGCGAAAGACAACGAACGTCAAACGAAGGACAAATATAAACTGATACAACTGCTACAAAATAGACAAAAAAATAAGGCAAAGTCTAGCAACTGTGCCTGTATCACTTGTAGCAGTTTTGTGGTATAATCAGTATAGTAAAAGAAAACGGAGGCAACGAATATGGAAAACACCACTATCAAAAATCTCGGAAAGCTCTACCGCTTGCTGGATGAAGCCTGCAACTCCGACCGCGTGAATCAGGCAGACCTTGACAACGCTACGAGGTTTCCCGTGCGTGGCGTGATGATGAAAATTACGCTGGCACATAAGCTCCACAAGATGACCCCGGAGCTTGACAACGCCTGCGCTTACGTCCTGAAGGATGTAGACCTCGAGGACGTGGATAACAGCTTTGCGCTCAAAGCATTGCCGTTGCAGCAGCAGGGCATGTTCCAAATCGGATATATGTCACCCGATTATAAAACTCTCGGCGTGTCTGCCGTAAAAATCAAGACCGCTCGAGAAAACGCCGGGCTGACTATTCGTGCGTTGTCGGAGAAGACCGGGTTGTCTACCGCGACCATCCAACACGCAGAAGCCAGGAAACCAATCCGGATGACCACGCTCAAGAAAATTGCCGCGGCCTGCAACGTATCAGTAGAAGAGTTGCAAGGGTAAAAGAAAAGCGCCCACACGGAAAAATCCGCATGAGCGCTTAACTGTAAGGATGCACACATTGGAGTGCAATGCTAAGATACCACATCATCCAATATATGGCAATGCTTTCGACAAAACTAGTAAGAATAAAACAAAATCCACCAGCCTAAAAGCTGATGGATTATAAGTGAGCGAGTAATCGCCCTGCCACCGAAGCGGCAAAATTGCGTCTCCCACATGGTACGCACTGCAAGTAGGCGGGCGGGAGACTGTATCAACTAAGAATGCCTACTTCTGCTATCGCAATTTTGACGTATGCGCACTATTCAAAACCGTTCAAGCATTTTCGGACTTGCTATGGCTGGAATTGAACCAGCGCAATAGACGGGGTGCGCCCTGCTCTACCAACTGAGCTACATAGCCTTAAAGACCCACCATGATACGCATCGTTGAGAGGCTTGATGGGTTCAGATATCCACCCTAATGCGCTTCTTCGAGAGGCCGGGCGGATTTGTTGAGATTATTATACCACAAATCGTGCAAAAAGAAAAGCGGCAGACCCGAAAGCCTGCCGCTTCAATGCGTTTTCGTGAAAAAACGCACCCGATTGAGATTACAATATTACACATCAAGCATTTTGTCAATGCTTTTGAGCCGGTAGCCTACCGCCGTCCGGCTGTAATGTGTCTGTGCTGCAATGTCCGGCAGCGGGAGCCGCTCAACGTACCGCAGTAAGGCTATCTTACGGTCTACCCTCCCAAGCGGTGCGCTTTTGATGGCGGCGGTCATCCGCTGTCGGTCAAGTCCTTGCAGCGCAGCGGGCAGCACTACGCGAGCCGCCGCCATAGGCAGCACCGAGCCAAAAAGGCTGCGGCAGCTGCCCAGCGTTACGCACCATCACGGGGACGTTACCGAGATGGTCAATTTTGCCGCATCTCTTAATTTCGCAAAATCGTTTCTGCCCGTATGTAGTGCTTGCCATGATATCCTCCTTTATCCGTTCTCGAACGAAATTGATTTGTTTGCCCACATCACGCATTCCTCTAGCTTTGTCATAGCAAGAGACTTTTCACGTCCATCATGGCAAACATCATCGATACATTTTTCAAGCTGCTTTGCACTGTCAAGGACAAACTTCATTCTGTCCTGCTGGACGCCAGTTACTTTTCTTGAGCCGAGTCTACTCATTGATTTACTCCTTTCCAAGCGCCGCCCGGGCGCGGTCAAAGAAAAACTGAATCACGGTGCCAATAGTTTCATCGGTGATGGCCCACGAGATAAATCTGCCCCACTTGCTGGCGCTGAGGGCGGTCCGCAGGGTTTTTGCCACCCACGCCTTGCGCTCTGCGCCGCGCTTCGTCCCCTGAATCTCCTGCTCGGCCCGCTCGATGAGGTCCAGCACCAGCGGCTTTACCGCCGCGCCATAACCCAGCCGGATGCAGCCCAGGGCGTAAAAGATAAAGCCGCCCAGCATCAGCACAGCCGCCACCGGGGCGGGGATAAGGTCAAAAAGTTTAGTTGCCAGTGCTACCATGATTCGTCACTCCTTTTAACAGATAGTTGTCGATGTCGGTGCGGCTCTTCTGCATTCCCTCGCGGTTGTTGCCGGAGAGCTGGGCGTCCAGCAGATTGCGCACCCCGTCGAGGGTCAGACGGCTCACCTCGTCGATTTCTTCAAAGCGGCGCAGGTCACGGGCAAGGGCTTGTGTGTGCTGGAGCTGGCCCTGCTCTAAGGTGCCGATGCGCTTGTCCATCTCATCCAGCCGCTTGTTCTGCACGTTGTCCGGCTCCTGAGCCTTTTTGATGTACTTGTGGATGATTTCCAGCACCTTGTCAATGGTGATGGCCGCAGCACACAGGCTGCCAAGGATGCCAAGCACCCACAGCAAAGCTTCTTTTTCGGTCATGCACCCTCCCGGAGACGGGTCAGGCCCTTCTTACGGATGATTTTGGGGTAGTTGATAGTGGTGACGTTGAGGTCTACGTTGCCGGAGATGCCCGGCACGCTGCCTTTGCTGGTGTGCTGGTGGGCGTTGTAGTTAAACGTCACGTTGGGCGTCTTGCCGGTGTAGTCGGCCAGCCAGACGTCCCAGCGGCCTGCCAAGCGCTGCATGTCCATCTCATAGCTGTAACCCGTGTAGGTGTACAGCTGGGCGTAAAAGCCCATCCGCTCCACCTGTTCCAGCGCGTAAGCGGTAAGATTGGACAGGTCAAGCGTGGACAGCTGCTTGAGCTTGTTTTCCTCCACGTCCACGCACACGGGCATGGTGAGCTCTTTGCCGCGTACCGCTTCCCGCACAAGGGCCAGCTCTGCATCTGCTATAGCCTCGCTGGTGGCGTAGGTGTAGTAGTAGACGCCCACGTCCAGCCCAGCGGCCCGGGCGTTGCGGTAGTTACGCTCAAAGGTCGGGTCGATGTACAGTCCGTCTGCCCGCTTGCTGAGCTTGCGGTTGGTGGAGACCGTCTTGAGCATCGCCCCCTTGTAGCCAGCCGCTTTGACCTTGCGCCAGCCGTCGAGGGTGATTTTGCCCTGATACCGGCTCACGTCAATGTAGCGGTAGGGTGGTGCGCCCTCCCAGCCGGTCACGGTGTCCACTGTGGACACTTTTTCAGGGGCAGGGGATTCCAGCTCCTCTGCCTTGTCTTTGGCGGCGCGGGAGAGGGCTTCCAGCAGCTTGGAGATAAAATCAAAAAATGCTTTCATTCCACGCCGCCTTACTGCCCGAGGGCTTCTTCGATTGCTTTCAGGTCGTCAGCTGTCAGGACCGGATAATCTGCGGCAATGTCTTCAAAGGTCTCACCAGCGTCAAGCCGGATGCGGAATGCCCGCACCATGATGCGGAGCTTCAGGTTGTTTAGCGTCTTCATAATTTTAGCCTCCAATCAAATCGGCCATCATGAGTACAAGGTCGTCGTTTGCAGCTTCAAGAGAGGTGAGCCGTTTTTCCGCTTTTGCTTTAGCGGCTTCGTCCTCTGGGATTTCCCGTAAGATAAACTGCCACGTTCCGTCCGGGGTATCCGTGGGCTGCATGATTTGCACAAGCTCTGCATCGTGCAGGGTGTCCGGGTAAGCACACTCGGTCATATCGCCATCGCTGGCGGCAATGTGGACTTCCGACAGCTTGCCGTCAAACATTTCCGGGGTGATTTCGGTTTCAGAATGGAATGTGTTTGCGCCGTTGTTCAGGGTCAGCTTTTCGAGCTTTGTCCCATCGGCAAAGGTAATAGTGTACGTTTTCATCTTTTTCTCTCCTTTTCCTTTATCAGCAGATACCGACGACGGGACGAACGCCACCGGCGTGGCTGGCACCGTAGCAGTCCGCACCGCCGACGCTGCTGACACACGCGAAACCGGCTGCCGAGACGACGTCTCGCAGCCAGTACCACTGTCTGTCACGAATCAGCCACGGGGCAAGGTGGAACAAAGGCAGCTGCGATTTGTCGATCGTGCTGTTGCGGCAGGTGTTCAACGGATCAGTTGCACCGTTCGGCATGGGGCTGAACTGTCTGCCGCCATAGACCATGTTTTCGTTCATAAGCTCAACGGTCGAATCATACCAGTCCGTGCCAGTCGGTGCGCCGTTGGTGACGGCGTTCACCAGATACTGCCAATGGTTCAGGATGTGCGCGGAGCCAAATGCAGCAGCGACCATCTGCTTTGCCTGCGTCAGGCCGTTCTTGTACAGGTCACTGCCCACATAACCACCCTCGGTCGTGTTGCTGGCATTCATGTGGTAGGCGTACAGCTGACTGCGGGGAATGACTACGACATGGTGCTTGGTACAAGTCGTATGGCCGATGTTCAGCCAGTAGTCAAAGGCTGCGATGATGTAGTCTACGCCGTTGATAGTCCAGTAGTCGCCAAGAAACAGCCCATCGAAGGTGCCATTTTGAATAGCGGCCCACTGCTCGCTCGTGACGCTGGTGCCGAGGTATTTGAACCGGGGAAGGCAGTTTTTTAGCGCTGCGGCGCTTCCGCTCGTCAGAGCCCCTCGATTAAAGTAGCCCTCTAGCAGGTCGTTCAAAGTCGCCCGGTCTGTCTGGTTTCCTGCCACCACAGGGAGGAGATTGCTGGCCGGGTTCACATTTTTTGCCGAAAGGCTCGGCAGTTCCGTGATTTTTGCCATAGGTTCGCTTCCTTTCTTTTATTACAGGTCATGCGCTGGCACAACCAGATACCAAAGCTACGCACTCAAGCGCCGCCCCCGATTCCGTGGTCAGGACGACCCCACTTTCGGTGCTCAGGCTCACGGTGCGTTCCTTCAGGCAGCTGTTGACCAGCGCCGACAGTAAAAACGTATCCGCTTCATGCTGCTTACGCAGGGCATCCAGCTCAAATTGTAGGGAACGGATAACCACGAAGGAATCCTGGAGCTTTGTCTGCATTTCCGTATATTCATCGGGAATGGAGGCCAGAACTCTTTCCGCTGCTTCCTCGCTGGCTTTTGCAACCTTTTCGCTGGACGAAGCCGCTTTTTCGCTAGCCAAAGCCTTGCTTGCGCTCGCACCTGCTGCCTTTGCATCGTTCGATGCAGAGCTTGCGCTGGAAGATGCAGCAGATGCGCTTTTTCCGGCCGCAGCCTCGCTGGCTTTTGCGTTCTTTTCCGAAGAAGAAGCCAAAGCGGCACTTCGTTCTGCGGCGGCTCTGGCCACATCTGCGCCAGCAACATCCGAAAGAGTGTTCAGTGTGTTGGCGTTCATGGGGGTGCCTTCCACAATGGGCTCATCGTTCCGAATCAACGTAATAATTTCCGAAGAACCGTCCGACTTTTTCATAGTCCAACGGCCCGGGTATTTTGCTTTTCGGTCAATAAACCGCATAGTATGGTTCACCTCCACAAATTGGCTCGGAGCAGTAAAGCGTGTAATCTTTGGCTATACTTTCGATGTCAGAAAGTATCTTTTCGACCTGATTTATCACGCCAAATTTCATAGAAAGAGATTTTGGCACATCCGGAGTAGAGCTTGTTCCGCTGCATTTTGAACGGATGGCTTTCACGCTGGCTATCCAACGATTGGCGTCCTCTGCGGTAAGATAGCTGTTCGGACCCCATTCGGGGGTAGACGTTCCGGTGAAAGTGATTGTTCCAGAAAAAATCATTTTGGCGTCATCGCCATAGTAGGCGCTGCCGTGTGCAATGTCGATGTAGTCGTTTGCTACGACCCAAGATGGCTCGACAGAGGGCGGATAGAAGTTGTTGGCTGCGGCAAAATAGAGCTGATATTCGACGCCCTTTTCCAGCACGATGTTTCCCATGTCCAGCACTACATCGTTATAGCCTTTGACAAGGTCGATGGACTTGTCTACTAGGGCGGTCTCGGTGCCGTACTTGCGCAGGACGGTGCGCATTTTTCCCGGCATATAGCCCTTGACGCGGAATCCCAGCGAGCGGAGCGGCAGGCCCGCTTTCTTAGCAGTCAGCGGCATAAAGAACTCGGACTTGGAGGGATAAGTGTCCCACGCGGGGATGTCGCCGGAAGTATTGAGCGCCGTCACGACCGAAATCGGGTCGATAGGAAGTTTCGCTCCGACAATGTCAGCAAGCTCTTTCATGCCCTGTTCGATTCGTGCATAGTCAGTGTAACTGAGCGCTCCTTTCATACCGGCGGCCCACTCCTGCTGTTCAGCCGTTGTCCATGTGCCGCTTCTCGCCTTTGCAGTCAGCTCTTTGACCCGGTCTACATCTGCCTGCGTTCGGTCTGTAATCCATTTTGCCATACAATCACCTCTTAAAAAATCAGTTTGCCCTCAGCATCAATAGCAAGAGACTTTGGAACGGTAAATGCAGGGTGAACGACATTGTCATATTTACGAGGAGCCTCGTCATTCGTAGCATAAGAAATCGTCTCTGCGTTGCCATTCACTTGTAACGTAGAATCATACACGACGTATGCGTTTACAAGTTTGCTAACCAGCAAGGGCCGCCAATACTTGTTGGCGCTTGAGCTTGTGCCAGCAATATTGCGGAGCATCTGAAGTGAGTATAGGTAAGGAGTTCTCGTCCAGATGGAACGCCCTCTGTTAGCCCCCTCTATGTCGGAGGCGAGCATCGTTTTCAGAATTTCGGACGCATTCTGCAAGGGAGTACCTTCGTTGTGGCTATAGCTAGGACTGCTAGTCGTCCAATTCGGGGCATCGGAACCTTTCGCGTCGTACCCAAACTCATGGTTGGAAAGCAGGAAAACACTTTCGGCCATCGTGGATACCTTGCTGCTACCAGAGTTACAGTAAGAATCGGAGAAGCCCGGGGTGTAGTAGATGGTTGTCTTGTTGATAGCTTGCTTTTGAGCATAACTGAACGAGTTGAAGTAGTCGTTGTTGAGCCAGTTGCTTACGCTACTACTGGCATAAGTAGACCATGTAGAATCCCAAGCCATAATAGCCGCGTAGTGCTTTCGAACCAGAAGAGTTCGTCCAGCTCCATTCAGCTCGCTTTCGTAGTCGTGCTTCGCAACGATGAACTCAGCCACGTTGCCGCCCTCGTCCATAAGAACAGTGTCGCCCTCTGCAACATCAAACAGGTTGTACGATGTTGTAATAAAAGAACATTTCGCGGAGACGTTGCCCACAAAGGCAGTGACAACAGCCTTGCCTGGGGAGTTCCACTTGACTTGACAAGTGGATTTTCCCTCTGCATTTGTCAGAACGTGAAGGGAGACAATTCCTTCGGGAGAAGCTGCCCAGTTGATTTTGGGAGAATCAATGGTAGCGGGGGACAGGGTAGCGGAAAGAACAACGGAATCACCCCAGTCAAGCTGTTCGCTGACATGGTCAAGAGATAAAGCCTGAGCATCTGCCATCATGTACCCTTCTACAGTACCTTTGAAGCACCCATTGAAGGTGTATTTTGCATTTGTCACAAGCAAGACGGCATCGTAATTAAACTGATGGTGAATCTTTACCATATCAAGAGCGTCAACGATAGGGCTTGCCCGATAAGTAAGAGAAGCTTTGCGACGATTGGAAAGGACTCCATAAGACTCCGTAAGGGCATTTCTGGATTTTGCAAGAATGTCCTTTGTGAGCATAACATTGCTCAGAGTCTGGCTCACGCCCTTGCCCGAAGGGCTTTCGGGATAAGCGTAGGTGGCGCCACCTACGGTGGTCACCACGTTGAGCATATTTTGAGCAAAGGTGATTTCCGGCCAAGAATAATTGTTCAGCACCGGAATATCCAATACCGAGTCAGAGGCGACAGAACCGTACACACGGTTAATCTTTATTACGCCGTCACGAGTCTGGTACAGAGCCATTCCGGCCGCATTGGCGGCAAGCTGCAAAATATCGGAGTTGTGATAAGTAGACCCATCGCTCGTGATGTCCGTAGAGTAGTCTTTCAGTTCATCAGAGATTTCTGCTGTGATTCCGTCTGCCTCAAGCTGTTCTAACGCATCGTAGCACATCTGGTAAAGTGTACCGTATTTTCTTCCGGTGTACTTCGTGCTGGATAGATACAGGAAAGCGTCTCGCGCCTGAAAGGACGCCTCAATGCTGTTGGCGGGGACGCTCCACTCTGACAAGAAGAACATTCCTCCGCTCACCCATTCGGTCTTCCCGTCAACATCCATTCCATAACGAACAGTGACAGGCTGGCGCTCATAGATGTACTTGTAAATCCCTTGAGGGTTTACGGAGTCCCATGTGCGGTCGCTGTTATCCAAACTAAAGGAAATCGACTCCTGAGAAAGCTGCCCGGAGATAGGGTCTCTTGCAGAAGAATGGATGTAAGACAAAATTTTGGTCTTGTCAAACACCAGATACCTGCCGATTTTCACTTGTTCGACCCTTACTCGGCGGTTAGGGAGACGCCACTTCAGCACCTCAATCTCTACGGCATCAAACCCGGAAAGCTCTACATCAACATCAGAACGGACGGATTTGTTTCCGTTTACGGTCACAGTTTTTAACCTGTTAGTCCCAAGATATGCGCTGACCGAAAAATCTGTAGCGTATTCTTCAAATACCGTAGACCAGCAAATTGAAACTCCGGGAATCGAGGACTTGCTCTCACTCGGAAGCTCAAGCCGGATAACAGGATGGTTTGAATCGTCAAAAATCTTGGCGCTCAAAAAACCAGTAGTTCCATACGGAGGGGAAGAAGGAACAATGGCGCAACTTCCGTCAAGAACAGTGAGATTAAGCTCTCCTGTGGAATACCTCGAAATGGAAGCGTTATTGGAAAGCGCAATACTGTGAAAGGTGGAGAACGGGGCTGCCGATGACGTGACGATGGTAGCCTTTTTGTTGATACCCGGTTCAGTAATTCCACAGGTAATCTCTACAAAAGATTCCGGGACAAGGGTTTCGTTAAATTTTTCTTTCCACTTATCGGAGACTTCAACCATGTGTCATACCTCCACAAGAGAAAGTTTGCACCCTGTCCATCCCATAACGCCACCGGTTTTCGGCCCTCTACGCCACATTCCGCCGGTGCGGTCGGAGACATACATCTGACGGGTGGTATAACCAGCTGTGGCTTGGTTATAGAATTTAACAGTGCAGTAAAAATTCGTGGTAAAAAGGCTCAAGATGTCGGCCCACTGCCGTGCGGTGAGGTAGTTCCAAGACATGGAGACCTTTGCCACATCATGCCGCACGACAGAACCAACAACCTTTCCCTGAACATTTCGGCCAGAGTCTACGATAGTACTAGTCGTTCCCTCATAAGAGGATGGTTCCGGCAGCTCTACGCCATTCACCGTAACCAGGGCAGGAATATTGGCCATCTGAACCATCCTTTCTTAATAGGAATAAACTTCGGTACCCATAATAGACACGCCACGTTCTTTCTGGGTCTTTTCAACAGAAGCGGTGAGCTGCTTGCTATCAAGGTACACTCTTACATCTCTTCCATCAGAGATTTCCTCTCCATACCGCTGCCAGATGTCGAGAAATGCATTGTAGCAGCCGTTGTACACAGCATCTCTCATCTCTTCGGAGTTTCCACTTGCGGCAGAATAAGTGCCACTATAGGAAGAGCTGGATGTCGAGGAATTGTAGCTAGAGCTTCCAACATACTGAGATGTATCGCTGTAACTACTGGTAGAATGGCTACCACCAAGTTTCGATACGATTCCAGCGATTGCAACACCAAGGGCGGCGGCAGCAGCAAGGGCTACGATTCCAGCGGGAATGCCAAAAACCGTAGCGCTGAGGGCGGCGCCCACAGCAGAAAGCATTCCCGCCACTGCGGTTCCGATGGTGCTTACCAGCCCGGCAAACCCAGCGAAAATTGTCGGGAAAGAACTGAGCAAGCCGCCAGACAGCGCAGCGCTGATTGCTTTAGCAGCCGTTGCGAGAGGAGACTTCACGTTTCCGAAAGCCTGCGTAATACCAGAAAGCATCGTCTGAGTTTCAGAGGAAACCTTTCCGAAATTCTGAGTCAGTGCGCTCACCAGGTTTTTGCCAATGGTAGCGGCTGTATTCAGCAGGGAAGAAGCTTGGCTTTTCAATTCTTTGCTCAGTCTGCCAAGCAAATCGCTTGCAACGGACTTGACGCGTTTACGCTGCTCATCGCCCATAGCGCCCCAAATGCTAGCGGCAATGGTAGTGCCGACCGTTTTCCAATCTCCGCTCTGTGCAGCCTGAATGAAAGTTTGCACCGTACCGAAGAAGTCGGTCTTGAGGTTGTTATCGAGTTCGGCCCACTTAGAGTCTAGCCCGGAAATGATGCCGTTGACGTAGCTTGTGCCGCAGTCAATGCCATAGTTCGCCATCTCTTCGCCCTTGAGCTTGGTGGCGTCTACAAGTTTATTCATAGCATCGTTGACGTAACCGAGAGAGCCAGTGATACCATTTGCAAGGCCTTGGTCGATGTAAATGCCAAATAGCTCAAAGAGCTTGGAAGGAGAGTGGATTTCAGTGTCGTTCGTAAACTTATCAATAATAGCTTTTGCAAGACCACCGGCAGTTTTCTTTGCATTTTCAATGCCCTTGTTAATACCGTTAATCAAGCCCTGAACGATGTTTTTGCCATAATCCAAAAATTTAGCAGGGAGATTTTTGATTGTATCAACCAAACTGTTCCAGGCCTTGTCCCAGTTTTCTTTGAATCCAGACCACTTCTGGTTCCACCACTCGCCAACACCTACAAACCACTGCTTCAAGCCCGCACTCGCTTGGTCAAGCGCCTGAATCGGATGCTGGACAAACCCGGGCAAGCTTTCCCATGCGGTCTGAAAATTGGTCTTGAAATTTTCCCACTTTTCATTCCACCATTCGCCGACGCCAACGAACCATTGCTTAAATTCGGCACTCACTTTATCAAGTTGAGAAGTGATTTTATCCCAATTTTGATAGATGGCAATTCCAACGTCGGTCATTGCACCAACAATCAGGCCGATCAAAGCGCCGATACCCGTACCGATTGGGCCGCCAAGAGAGCCGATGATTGCACCAATGCCTGCGCCAGTCATTGTCGAGCCAAGCGGAATCAAAATTCCGTTTAGCGTGTTTAAGCCATTCTTGACAGCGTCATAAACGCCAGTCACGAACATGGGAATGCCAGTTACAATTCCACCAACGGCTGCGCCGATAATTGCGCCAGCGGTAGAGCCACCAGCAGCTTTAATCGCTTGTCCGACAGCAGAACTGCCAAAACCGGTTACAATAAACTGTGCAATACCTTTGCCAAGAATGGCTGCGCCTGTAGTCCCAATCAAAGCGCCAAGAACAATTTCAGCGAAATTCTTTCCATTTACGCCATTTTCGATCGCGTCTTTAATGCCTGTAATCTCAAGAACAACGCCCACCGTAAAAACGCCAAGACCCAAAACAATGGATTTCAGTGCGTTTATTTTGGAGATAGCGTCCACAATATCCGTAATAAGATTTGTGAGTTTCCACGCAGCAAGGGCGGTTGCTACAGTCGCTATAAGAGGAAGCATACTTTTGATTTTCTGCTTCATCTCATCAATAGATGTACCAACATAGTTCTTGAACATATCGTAGCCGGACAGGTCTACATCGCCCAAAATGTTACCAGCAGATGCACCGCTGCCAGAGCCAGAGCTTCCCTGCGTTGGGTCGATGATGTTCAGTTCATCAAAGCCCATCGTATAGTCCTTGAGAGCTTTGGCGGCTTTCTTTGTCGAATCGGTTGTTTCGTCCATTGCGTCACCGATGCCGCCAACGCTATCAGCGCTCTTGGTGAAATCGGTGAACACAACCTTTACACCAATCAGCTTTGCCACCCACTCAACGAACTCTCGAATGAGCTGCACGGCGGCAATCAGCGGAGGAAGAATGGATTTCAGGGCAGGGTAGAGCAGAGAACCAACGGACTTTGCCAGCATATCCAGCTGGGCTTTCAGAATCTTAATCTGGTTTGCAGGGCTTTGGATGGTCTGTGCAAGGTTGCCCTGCACGTTGGCGGTCTGCTTCATAATGGCAATGTAACGCAGAACTGCTTTATCTGCCTGGGACAAGCTAGAGACTTGCTTGTTAAAGCCCAAGGCAAGAAGTTCCTGCTGTAACCGCGCCTGAGACAAATCAACGCCAAGACGGCGAATAGGCTCAATCTCGCCAGAGATTGCGGATGACATTGCAGTAAAGGTTTCAGCAACGTTTTTGTTCCAATAGGAACCCTCATCGTAGGCAAGCTGAGTCAGGTTCTTAGACAGAACGTATGCCTTGTCGCTAGTCAGACCAAACGAAGTGCCAAGGCTCTGAATAGTAGCCATGTAAGTCATCGCTTTGGTCGGGTCGACACCAAGCAAACCTTGCATCTTGCTAATGAGCGTATCTGCTTCACCGCTCAGATTGCCCATAGCATTATGAAACAGGTCCGTTGCTTCATAAAAGTCATTGAACTTTGCAACGGCATTGCCAAGATATTCAGCAATGGCTTTCAACGAAACCAGCTTTGCCATGTTTCGCATAAAACCGCTCATCTGGTTAGACAGGCTGAGATAGCTTTTTTTCTGCCGTTCGTTGGCAGCCGTCACACGGTTTGCCTGTGTGACCACTTTGCTCAACTGCGGGGGCAGCTTTGCAAAGGCGTTGCCTACTTTGTCGAGCTGAGATGCAAGGGGAGTAAGGGCGGCAGACAGTTTTTGGCAAGCAGTAGAAAAGTCACCCACCGTCTTGCTATCCAGCTTTTGCGCAAGGTCAGGAATCTTGTTAAGCTGATTCAAGACGCTTCCGAGATTTTTCAGATTGCTAAAATCCAGAACAGACAACGGAGCAAGACCATTCATCAACTGTCGGGAACTTTCAGCAAGCTGTGTGTAATCAGCTTTGTTTGCTTCAGACACTGCTTTCGGGATTCGGCGTAAAAGGCTTACAAAACTGCTCAATCCTTCCGGCGCAGTGACGGAAGGAAGATTATTGAATCCGTTCAAGACAGACTTCACATCGCTAATGTCAGAACTGATGCCCTGCACGCCGCTGACCGCTTCCGGGATTTTTTTGATGGCGTTGATGGCACTTTTCAAGCCTTTTGGGTCTTGAACGGTAGCCATAAGGTCAAAAGCATCCGTAACATCGAGCAGGGTATCAACGCTATCAGAAAGAGCACCCATGCCGGTAAGGGATTCCGGAAGTTTAGCGATGCTCTTTGCCAGTATGCTGATGCCCTTTGCGCTTTCACTTGCATTGACCTTGCTGATGCCATCAATGAACCGAGTAACGCTTTCAAGACCGCTAAAATCTCCCTGCGCGGACTTTAACGCAGTGAGGGAATTGGTGAGCTTGTCCAACCCATCAATCACCTTCGACACGTTGCCCTTTGTTCGCAAATTAGAAATGGCGGTAGCGAGCTTGTCGATATTAAGCTCTGCGCCCTGCGATTCCGCAGAGATTTCTACGGATAAGCTTGTAATATCAACATCAGCCATCACTACCACCATCCTTTTGCTCCATCATGGAGAACATCATACGTTTGATTCGCTCCTGCGCTTCCGCAGCACGTTGGTATTCATACTCTTCTTTCTCCTTTTGAGTAAGGGGAATCGGTCTATCCATATACTTGATAGGTCTAGACCCTTTCTTTCGGAACATATTGCCAACCGTAGAGGAAAGCGCAGACGTCATGTAAAAACCGTTTCTCCATGCTTCTGCATTGGCTCTGCGTTCTCGCAGCTCCTCTGCGTCACGGTATACCTTAGCCAGCCAGACATCGCCGTGCCAGAACTGGTCGTATGTCATACCGATGGAGATGTAATAGGCTTCTACATCGTGGAACAGCTTGGAGAAGGAAAACGGTTCTCCCTCTCCGTCTGATTCTTGAGATTGTGCGGTTACACAATCTCCCACGTTGCGTTTTTTGCGGTCTTGTCCTCAGTGTCAGTTGCCAGCAGAGACTTAGAAGCGTCCATGAACATCTCAAGCAGCGCAGCCATCAGCTCTTCTTTCTCGTCGATGTGGGCAAACATTTCGTCCACGACTTTACGCTTGATGCCACGATTCCGGGCGATAAACGCGCCGTAGAACAGGGCGCGGGAATTGGACAGCAGATTGGTCATCTGGGTATACTGGCCAATCTGAAAGCCTGCACGTTCGGTAGCTTCCACGCTGTCACGGGTGAAAGTCAGCTCATAAGTATTCTTGCCATCGGGGGAATGAAAGTTGATAACCTTAGCAGCCATAATAAATGCTCTCCTTTATAAATAGGGGCAGAACCAAATCCGTTGTTCAGTTCTGCCCGGTTTGATTGATTCGATTTTTGCGGTTTAGCCGCCGTTGACAGTCAGGGTCTCGCTGAACTCAGGCTTCTTGGTGAAGATGCAGTTGATGGTCATTTCCACAACTTCGTCAACGCCAAAGCCGGACAGACCGACCTGGTGCATACCCTGCCAAGTGAAGCCGGAGCCGTCCTGCATCTTCAGGGCGTAGTACTTCACGGTGTTGCTCTCGGAAGTCTCATCGTAGCCAGCTTCCTTGACCTTCTTGTAGTCAGTCTTGTTGTAGTTGGCAGTAAAGGACTTGGTGTCACTCTGGATAATGCCAAAGATGTTGACCTGCATGGGGTCAGACAAGGTGGTGGCATCCAGAAGGTTAGGCTCGGAGATCAGGTCGGGCACATCCTTGATGTCGCACAGCTTCGTCAGAGCGGTTGCGCTGTCGCCACAATACAGGGTGGTATTCAGGCCGGAGATAGCAGTACTCATAGAATGTTTACCTCCTTAGTTTCGGTAAATCATTCCGTCCTCTCCGATTGTTGCCCCATAGCTGCAATCAATCCGATAGACGGAATTGTTGTACAGCCCATTCAACGGGGCAAACGATTTTCGATAGAAATTGAGCGGTTCCAATACAGAATCCACAATGTCCACAATGGAGCGTGCTTCTGCAATGCGCCCGGTGTTCTTGTTAGAGTAGACCCGCACACGCAGAGAAACGGCAGCGTACTTGCTTCGGCTGGCAGAATCCCGATGAACCGGGAGATTGCTGTTTTCCTCTATCTGCACACATGGAAACTTCTTGACGTTGCTGTCATTGATTTCACCAGTGACAAAGATGCCGGGAACCTGTTTCCGAAGTTCGGTCGCAATAGCCGTGAAGATAGAATTGAAATAATCAATCAACTATTCCAAACCTCCCTCCACGTTGCTTCGACTTGAGAAGCCATTTCTTCAACAGCTCCCCACATAGCCATAGCCGGTTCGTTACCATCGGTGTAATTCAACTGGCCTTTACCATCCACCTGCTTGACAGGTGTGCCAGCATTGCCGGATTCGCCGTAGTAGTACCATCTGCGGTTTGCGCCTTGCCCTTTGCCGTAGGAGCCATGCGCACCAACGCCGGGCGGTAGCTCGCCGCCATATCCGTTGTGATGTGCGCCAGTGCCAAACTCGATAAAGGCAACTGCCTTGCCCTTTGCAACGATGGTACAACTCTTGTCTTTTTGGTTGATGTGGCATTTCACGTCATTGGAGCCGGAATATTTCGCATTGGCAAAACGTATCTTTGCAACTTCAAGACCTAGCCACGAAAGGCGAAAAGCAAACGCTCTAGCTTTTTTGTTCAGGGTGGTCTTGTACTCCTGTATCTGACGTTCCGCATCACGAAGTCCGGCATCGCTCAACCTCACTTTAATTTTCACTTGCAGCCACCTCTTTCAGCGCATATAACGTGTCCGTAATATGCTCTGCAACCTTGACCACAGTGTAATTGAAGGGCTTTGAAACGTCCGTCTGAAACCAGACGTGCGTACCTTCATAAAGCGGTGTGTTGCGCTTTTTGCTGGATGAACTGACAACATAGCTGTAATCTGTGAACGCCCCAAAAGGGCTTGCTTCAGCAGAACCAGTAGGCGGGCTGACGTTCAACATCAGCTTTTCGGGTTCGCTCCACGATTCGTATGCGGATTCGCCAGTCTCGTTTCCCCATTCGTCCACAACAGGCTTTTTCTCGCCGACCGGGTTTGAGTACCACAGTGGGCGCTTGTCCAGCGGGCTTCCATTGAACATCAGCCAATAACACCTACTCTCGGAACCACTTCGTTCAGCAGGGACTGCGCAACATCGGACGATTCCCACACACGAGTGATACCGTTGTTGGTATAGCTCGTTTGTCCGTTTGCGCCGATGTGGTTGTACAGTTCCGCTGCAATGCGTATCTGCAACGACTGATACTGCAAGGGTAGCTCGTTCGGTCTGTTGCCGAAAGGGTAGCCCTGCGCAAATATCTTGTCTTTAGCGAAATCAAGCAGCAGGTCGAAGAGTGGGTAGTCCTCGTCCGTGACTTCACGGTCAAGTGCAGGAGCAATGTACCGTCCCAGCTTGACTGCCGCTTCAGAATACTGGTCTCCCATGCTGCTTTCCTCCTTTCGCCTTAGTAAGCCTTGATGCAGTACACAGCGTCCATGCGCTCAAAGGACGGCAGGACGATTTCAGAAGCATAGATGTTAGTGTTGACAGGATGCACGGTCAACTCGGTGGTAATGGCAACGCCGGTGTTCACAATGGACACGGATGCGCCGGACTGGCCGGACATCAGATCGGCTTCCTCAGGGGTAGTGCCATACCAAGTCGTACCGAGTTTGCCATCAGGAGCCAGAACAACATAACCGTCAGGAAGATATTTTGCGGTGTCACCACCGCCTTCAGGACGATACTTCTTGTTGTAGGTGAAAATCTCAAGGCCAGTTGCCTGACGAACAACTTCCTTTGCTTCATTCGCGGTGAGAACGGAAGTGGTTCGATTGTTGATGGTAAGGAATCGGTTCTTTACTTCATCAGCAGCAATCATCTTCGCGAGCGTAGCCTTGTTCATAAAGACGCGAGTGACTTCTTCACCAGTTGCATCATTGACAGCATCGGCCGCAGCAATCAGGTCAGAAATAGGCGTAGCAGAAGCGGGAGTGTCCCACTTTGCGGAAGTTGTCAGTGCCTTGTAATTGCTTTTTTTCCACGTTCCATCAGGGTCGTAATTGTAAGTGTAGTTCACACCGTTTGCCTTGATGGTGATGCCGGGAGTGCCATTTGCAGGAGCCAGCAACTGCCAAATCATACGTTCAGGCACGATGCGTGCGCCGGTGACGAGATCGCTTACATCATCATAAATGCGCTTCACAACGTCACGGGCATAGGGGTCGTTGCTGTCGAGAACACGCAAGATTTCCTGACGGTCTTTCTCACCCAGATGGTAGCCCTCACGGAAGAACGGCATCTCGGTCTCATCGAACTTGAAGCCCTCACGGGTGCGGAACGTAGCCTTTGCGTCAAATGCGCTGGGCATCAGAGACACGCCAACACCCTTGTGGCCGCGAATCCACTTCAGGTCAAGACCAGCCTTTTTCTGAGCGGGGAACAGTGCGTCAGATGCAAAGGGCATCGCATTAGTAGGGTCATTCGTCCAATAGGCGGCAATCGCAGCCGGGGCAAAGACTTCCTTAAGATTCAGTGCCATGTTGTTTTACCTCCTATTAAGCGTTCACGCTGATGTTGTCACGGCAGAAGATGCCAGGAACGGCAGTCTTGAGTGCCTTGATTGCGTCAGCGTCAAAGGTGAAGCTGGAACTTGCCGATGCCTTCTTGGTGTCGATAACACCACGAATCAGCAGGGCGGCGTTGGGGTTCTCTTCCGGGTCAACGTCATACAGTAGGATGCCGTCAGCGTTGATCGTCTTAGAACCAGTCTCGCCAGCAGCAACAGCTTTCTTGCCAGCCAACGTCATGGGATAGCCAGCCTTAACCGCAGCAGTTTCGGTCACGGTAAAGGGAATGGCGGTGTAGTCATTGGAAGCAAGGATGGTATCGTTGATTCCGTTGACCGTGTTTCGGGTAAACTTCATGTTTTCCTCCTTGTTAATGGAAAGCACTCATTGCGTCACTCGATGCCTTAGAAGTATTTACGTTCTGCTGTGCAAGGCTCTTAGCAAACGCCACGCCTTCGCTGTCAGAGCCGCCCTTGCCATCCGCACCCGGAGGCGTGGGCATATCCTTCAGCAAAGAAGCCTTGTATGCGGTGTCATGGGCGGTCATAAATTCCGATTGGAACTTAAACACCTTGTCCATGTCGCCGTCAGCCAGCGCAGATGCAGCCTTGCCAGCCAGTTCAGCGTCATAACCCTGTGCAACGAACTTTTCACGGTAAGATGCAAGGGTTTTTTCCTTGACGAGGTTTTCCTTGTCAGCAGTCAGGGCTTCAATCTGTTTCTGCATTTCTGCCAGCTTGTCAGCCTGTTCCTGTGCGGCGTTCTCGTCATCGGTGCGCTTTGCCTTGAGCTGCTTCTTGTACTCGGCTGCTTCACCGTTGGCTTTCGTTACGGCGTTGCGCAGCTTCTCGACCTCTGCGCTAGGGTCTGCAACCTTTTCAAGCGCAGAAATGATTTCATCGGCGGTCATGCCCTCTTTGTAGGCATCACCAAGTAACGCTTTGTAGTTCATATTGTTAATTTCCTCCTGCGTTTTTTTACCGTTGCTTCCCTGCAACGCTGCGAAATTTGTATCCCGGCTTCCCTGCCGGAATATGCAAAGGGTTATTCGCCCTCTGTTTCTTTATTGCTATCGGTAGACTGCTTGTCTCGGCTTCGGTGCTTTCCCATCCTCGCCCAGCTTGCCAGCGGCAATCAAGAACGGTTTGCTCATTTCGTAAGCAGCCTGCGGGTCAGGGAACAGACCGGGCGTTGTGAACGCCAACTGCGGGTCAATGCTCTGGCTAAGCATCTGTGCGAAAATCTGAACCTTGCTCTGCTGGTTATCGTACTGACGGCGGGGCAGTTTGATGTTGATGTCACTTGCCATCAGCTTAGAGCCAGCCGTATCACGCAGGATTTTCAGCATTACAGACAAGCTTTGGCGTTCCGAGAACTTGAACATATTCTCATACTGCTGCGCCCTTGCTTCGGTGTGATTCCAACCGTTACGAACGATAACTGCGCCCACGTTGTCAGACGTTGCGTTTTCACTGCCAGTGGCACTAGGCATAGCAGTCAGGCTGCGGTACACGTTCAACATGGAATCAAGCAAGGTCTGGCTCTGCTGCTGGTCAAGCTCGTTTGCAAGCTGTGCGACCGAAGCTGGCTGACCGGAAGATGACTTCAGGCACATTGCGCCCATAGCCTTAACAGCTTTTAAGGCTTCTTCGTCCACAAGGCAGTTGGTAAACACCATGATGGACTGAATGAACTGTGCCACGCCGTCCAGACGGTTGCTTTCAAGGTCGTTGATGGCATCCAGCACAGGGATAGCCGGTTCAAACAGACCCATGCGCTCCGGGTTGAGCTTGTATTCGACCATCGGAAGCATCCCCAGAGAATGGCTTTCAGATTTTGTGATCTTGCCGTTGTCGATTTCAAAGTACTGGTTTGGCGTGTACACGCAAATCAGGTCGTTCAGGTCATTCTGATAATTGCGCGGGATATGCAGCACGTTGGCAATCGGCTTGTGACCGATGCCGGAGTTGTAAATCACATACGCCATGTCAGGGTCTGGAACGTCCACCAGCAGGGGTGTTTCGTCCGGGTAGTTGCCGCCATACCCCTTGTCAGGAAGAACGATGCGGTATCCCTGTCCACACTCCAACATCCACTGCCAGAGCCGCCGATCAAGCGCGTCCTTGCCCTCATACTGCAAGGCGTTAGACAGCCGGGCGATTTCCTCACCGTCACCTGTTGCCGTTTCAGACCGCACATAAGAGCAAGGCGTGCCGCTCATGTAACCTGTGTAAAAGCCCACGCATTCATTGGCGTGGTTCTCTACAATGCGGTTGGTGATTTCAGCGTGGTATTCCTTCGTACGGTGGAGAACAGGCTGGCTACCCAAGTAGTAGTTGTGCAGAAAGCGAATCTCGTTCTTATTTAGCAGATGAATAGGCTCCGCCTTGCCCATGACCACTTTCAGCACGTTCTCCCGATTGATTTCCGTCTCCGGCGTTTCAATCGGTCTACGTCCGGTCAGCGGCTTATTCAAGAATCCGTCAACAACCATCTGATACTCAGCCATGTGTTCCTCCTTTCCGGCAAAATAAAAAGCGCAGCAAGACAAACCTGTTAAGGTCTATCTCACTGCGCTTACAACTGCGCTTCAAAAGCTATTCAGTTCTTAAACTTTGGTACGGAGACCCATGTTTCTTTTGGAAGGTTGGAATCTCCAATTGTAATCCAATGGCAAAGAGGGCACAGAAGGGAAAACTTACCTTCCACTTCACCAAGATAACGTCCGCAATCACACGGATTGCCGTTTGCGTCTTTCCGAGGGCGCTTGCATCTGACTTTTGCTACCATCTGTGCTCCTTTCGTTGAATTTCTGGAAACAGGCTGTTTAGCACAGACCTGTCAGAAGCTACTGGGAAACTGTTCGCACTACCAGTCATGCTAGGCTCTGACTTGTCGGGTGTCAAAAGCCACGATTGCCCCGACTGGAGCAAATCGCTGATGGACACAGAAGATGGATTTGAACCACCGACCTTCGGGCTATGAACCCGACGAGCTACAAGACTGCTCCACTCTGTGTCATGTACCCGGCTTAATTCATCGTTGCTCTTTGAAATGGTAAAATGTCACAAAACCCATTTCATCGAGAGCCGGGAATAACGATTGGAGGTTGTAAAAGGAAAATTTCCATGAAAACAGAAGTGAATCGTTGTGCTGCGTAACGGAATCGAACCGTTGCTTACCAGCCTTGGGGGAGACGGGCTGACATTCCCAACCAACAGGGACCGCAACATATAAATCCGGCGAATGGAAAGAGTGAAAAGCATTCGCCGGTGAAAGGAGAAATATGCTCGTTGACACACAAGCGAGTAAAAATGACAAAACCTCGCTATGCCGGGCTATTCCTTAGAGGAAGCTGCAAAACTTCCTGCATACATTATAAGCGCTGTCAAGTAGTAAAATCAAATAAATAGACCCAGCGAACACAATATATTGTGTTTTTAATCAAAATGGCCTCTTGACAGGCTCAATTTTACTGATTCCGTTATACAATTCATCGGCAAGCTGTGCCAGACTATCCGGTGCATCATCGTGCGGAACTTTACCAAGCTGCGTGAACATCGTCACCTGTTCCATGAACGCCTTGTACTCTTTCGACTGGTGTTTTTCGTCAAGGAAATAGAACCGTTTGATGTCTGGCGCATACTGAATAATTCTGGACAGCTTGCTTTGACCGCTTGGCGCACGCTGGCTACGGACAGAGCAGTGATAGCCCTGCTGCCGGAGCTGTCTGTCTACTACGTCGCAATATTCGTCACCTCCGTTGTTGGCTTCGCCACGCACCACATTGATTTTGTGCTGGATGATTTTGCCCACGACTTCCGGGCGGGTCACGGTCTTGTCGCCGTTATTGAACACAAGGTCAAGGATAAACACGGCATCGCCGTACACATAAGCGATAGGACAGGCGGTAAAGTCACCGCCACCCCATGCAATATCCATGACCATAAGCTTGCGATCGGGCTCACCATCAGGCAGAACGCCGTTGAAGTATCGCAGCTCATCAGCAGGGAACAGCAGACCTTCACGCACATAGGGCTTGCCCATGTACTTTGCCCACCATGTTGCATCGTCAATGCTGGCTTTCATGTCGGCATAGTAGGCATCGTCAAATCCCACGCCGTAGTCATAATTGAAATTGCTGTGTCCGTTCTCGTCCACAGCAGGAATCACCCGGAATCTATACTTCGGATTGTCTGCATACTGGTTTTGGATGCGCCCCAGAGGGTCAAGCACGTTCCAGCGTGTGCCGACCATCAGCTCTAATGCACCCTGCTTTTTGCGGTCTTTTAGCTGGTTCAGGTAGGCATCGTACTTGTTGTTTAGACGCTCAACATTCAGGCTTTCCTCCAAGTCCTCAATCAAGTCATCGCTGTACAGAACACCGCCCTCGCCGATTTCAACAGCACCAGTCAGAGTGCCGCCAATGGAGCGGCAAGTAAGGGTAGGAAAACGCTTTTTACGGTTCAGGTCAACGCTTTCGTCTTTTGCGCTCTTATCCACGAGCTGAACGTCAGGGAAGATTTTCCCCCAGTTATAGGTAACGGGGTCAGTGATGATAGACAGCACTTCGCCGTAGAAGCCGTTGGTCAGCTTGTCAGAATGTCCGCTCATGACCGATGCAACGTCCGGGCGGTTACCCATCAGCCATGTGATAAAAAATATACATAGCGTACTTTTTCCAGTACGCGGGGGCTGACTTACGCCAAGAAATTCTACACGATGGAAAAACAAATCCTCTAGGTCACGAACTAGCGTCAAAAGCACCTTTCTGCGTGGCTGATAGAACTTCTTCTCCGGCGCACGATTCCATTCAAGGTAGATGCAATAACTGTCGAACACATCTTTTGCTTCAAACAGGTACGTCCGGCTGATAATGTCATAGACCTTCGCCACATCCTCGCCTGTTTTCATCTTGCCCATCATGGCTGCACAAACGGAACGTAGCTCACCAGAGTATTTGTAGGCATTGAACCGCTTGTCTTGCGAAAGAGCGTCCCTCAAATTCACGACCGCCTGAAGCCAGTCCTCGTAGACCTGTGCTTCTGTCGGATTCTGCTTTGCATACGCTTTGATGCTGTCAATGATAGCGATACATTGCTTTGGCTGCATAAAAAATAGGCACCCCCTACCTGAAAATGTAAAGAGTGCCTACAACTGCACAAAAATCAAATATTCGGTTTTATAATACCACTTTAGAAAATTATTTGCTAAAATCCACCTTAATAAATGGGTTGCACAGTTTATTCGACTTCTTCTGCAAGCTGGTTGAGCCTGCGTTTCAGCTCGTCCGCATCGTAGTACAAAGCGTCTGCGACAGCGTTAAGAATATCAGGCTTGTTGGTGTAATCGCACAGCGTTTCAATGAGTTTCAAACTCTGTTCTGACAATTTTACGGTTTTCATGTCGTTTTCCTTTCGGTTTTATTCTCCAGCTTTGAAATTGTAAACCGGTTTAATATGCTTTACAATATCAACGGTTGGAGAGATTGCGTTAATAATTTCCTGTGCTGGCTTATAAGCCATTGGGCATTCGTCCAACGTAGATTCATCAACCGGCGTAGTATGCTACAAGGTTTTGTTATTCGATTGGAACAATCTGACCATCAACATAGCGGCACAATTCACCATGTTCGTTGTAATATGGAGCCATGTATCCTTTACCGTCGAAGTAGTCTCTATAATAAACGATGTGGTTGTCTTTATCATAAACCATTGGTGTGCCCTCTATGCAATAAAACCAATGATAGTAGTCACAGCTCTTATTCCCAAACGAGTCAGTCTCCGCACATCCGGTCAGTGCAAAACATAAAACAGTTACAATAACAAAAATCATTTTATATGGAATTTTCGCCATATCCTCTTACTCCTTTCACCTGTTCTGTTCAGCAATCCGATACCATGTCTGGCGGGTCACGCCAAGCCGTTTTGCAGCGTCGGTGACGGTCAGCAGACGCTTTTCCACCTGTTCGTGCAGAACGTCAAAGAGGTTGCGGTCATATTCCGTGGGCTTGCGACCTTCCCTGTAATCGGGGCGCTGGCTGGCAATCTTCTTGCCCTCTCTGGTGCGCTCAACAATCATGTCACGCTCAAACTCAGCGAATGCAAGCATCACCGTGCGAATAACCTTGCCGGTGGGAGAATTGTTCATAACCCCCATGTTCAGGATGTTCACCGAAACACCCTTATCAATGAACTGGTCTATCAGTTCAAGACCATTCTTGGCAGAACGAGCAATACGGTCAAGCTTCGCCACGATCAGCGTGTCTCCCGGCTGAATTTCAGCCATCAGCTTGTCAAGTTCAGGTCGATGCAGCTTCGTTCCGGTGTAAACATCCGAAAAGATTTTCTGTGCGCCGTTGGCTTTCAAAAGTTCAGACTGGGCTTCAAGGCTGTTGCCGTCAATCGCCTGTCCAGCGGAACTGACACGAGCGTAACCGTAGATCATTCAGAATCACCGTCCTTTACTCTATGTCTATACCTTCGCAATTTTTGAACTGTGCGTCACGAGGAACAACTACAATTTTATAGCCCATCATATTCAGCATTTCGTTTAGCTTATTAACGCTAATATTTTTTTGAGAAAGACGTTCGCTTAAAGTTGGCTGTTTAATTTTAAGCCTGCTGCAAAGCTCTGCTTGCTTTATGTCCTCTTTTCTCATAACTTCTTTTACCGCTTCTCCTGCTTTCATTTTTGCACCCTCTCTTTCTTGATGCTATTATATCAGATGAACCCTATAAAGTCAAGACATTTCTGATATTTCCACAAATAACAAATAAGAAAAGCCAGTGGTTAGAGAACATCTAGCCGCTGGCTTTTTGTGTTATGCGTTAATCTTGAATAGCAACCACTTCATAAGAGCTATAACCAGTAAATCCACTCAATGGATAAAGCTCAAACGATGCTGTTTGGCCCGAAGCAAGGCTGTCCATGATGTAAGTATACTCACCGCCAACAGGAACTTCATTGCCTTCGGTGTCTTTCATTTTGTAAAGAACAATGACCTTGACTGCATTGCTTGTAAACTGGCTATTGTTTGTAACCTGTCCAGTGAATCGCAAATCATAGCCGGAACCACGTTTGGAAACATTTGTAACAGCAAGTTCGCCAGCACGAACAATCTGATTGGCAGGGCTTGCTTCGTGAACGTTCCAATTCTCTGCGCTTGTCGTATACTCAATTCTTGTCGGCTTAACACCATCGGAATCAAAAGCGATATAATCGCCATACCAATAAGAATCACCCTCGCCAACCCAGTCCAGCGTTTCAGAATCGGTCTTTAAGACGGAGCCATCTTCGCCGTATACCGTGACATTCAGCGAAACAAAATCAACTGCCCAATCGGTGTTGGGATTTTCAACCAGAACTGCGTAAAACACATAGTATCTCGTTTTGCCGTATTCGTACTTGGTTTCAAGATGGCTATGGGATTCTTTGATCGTTATGGGTTGCACCTGTGTTGCATTGGTCTCTTCCAGCTCAATAGGAGCAGACCATTCATCGGGTTTCGCTGTTGCCATTGCGCTAATAGGCATGGCAAGCATCATAGCCGCTGCTAGAGCCGCCGCAATGATTCTCTTTCTCATTTTTGATTCTTCCTTTCTTTGGCTAAAATTTTATATAACGCTTGAAATACCATGTGCCATAAGATACACACCAAAAACCAAAAAAGCGGCGCCGATAATAACGCCCCATATTGAAGCGGCAATCTTTTCGTTCTTTTCTCTCTTTTCTTTGTTCTTGTCATTCTTTTGGTCCATTACAGATTCCTCCCTTTCAAGGCTTGTAAGGCAAGTATAACACAGAAGCCAGACCCTTTGTAGGGGTCTTTTTGTTTTTGCGGGAAATTTTTGAGATTGACAATGGGGGTGGGGTGATTTTTTTGAGCCTTTTTTATTTTTTCGGTGGCGACGAGACTGACCGGGCGGGGCTGGGCGGCGGCTATATACCCCGCCGGTGGAGACCCCAGCCCCAGCGCACCCGGACAGACTGCACAGCGTCGGCAGCAGGGCAAACCATGCCAGATATACCAGGGCTGGCAAGTACCAGGGCATACCATGCAAGACACGGCACACCGACGCACGCCCGGGCGCTGGACACGCTGCACCGGTCTGCACTCGATACCAGACCGCCCACGCCGGACAGATCGTGCCGGTGGCGAAACGCTGGAGGGCGTGGAGCGTGTCCGAAACTGAGCAGATTTGGACAGCACAATTTTTCCATTTTGTGCCAGAAAAATAAATCAGAAAAATCTTATATTTTCGTCCAAAAGGTATTGACATATAAGATATATCTGATATAATAGAATCAAGATAAGACATATCTGATAAACCACATCACGAAACATCAAAACAGGAGGACAAAAGCCATGAAAAAGACCATCGATTATACCGCACTTGCTGATACCATCCGCGCCGAACTCAACGCCCGCCACGACCGCAGCGCATGGAATAAGGCCGTCACGCTGTACGCTCTTGACTTGCTGGACGATGTGCAGGAGGGCGCGGACAACATGGAGCGTTTGCCCCTTGACGGTGCAGAGCTTGAGCGGTGGGCGCTCAACGGTGCAAGCTGCTGGGAGCAGTACAGCAACGGCGGTTGCTCCCTCTGCTATGATGCTGATATTGCCGCTCGTGTCTGCACCCCGTCCGAACTCAAGCGCAAGCACGGCGGAGCGTATGAGCCTAACAGCCGGGAAACGTGGCTTGACGTGCAAGCCCGTGCACTGTACCAAGCTTGCAACCGTATCCGCAAAATCTGCCGCGCCAACGGCCTGTATTATAAGGAGGTTTAAAAATGATCACTCTTGACTTTTCCCAGTGGGCTGCCCTCTGGTATGTGGGCGGCATGGTCAGCGGTGCGTTGGTTATGATTGCATTTCTTAACAGCTAAGGAGGCGGGCAAATAATGACAATCGATATTTACAAGCCGGAGCTTGCGGCAGAGTATCGCGGCAACGTTAAAGCTGCTATTAACGCAGGTGCTTATAGTGTATGGGACGCGGAACGCATTACAGGCGCTTTTAATTTTGGACACGGTACACAGGCCGATTTTGAGCGACACAAAAAAGCAAATTCCACCTTGCATCTTTTTATGGAGGTATAAAAAAAAATGACGTTGTTTGAAGAAAAAGTGAACGAGTACCGCGAAAACAAGCGGCTTTTGGAAGAGCTGGAAGCAATGAACGAAAACATTAAAGCGGACATTATCGCCATGATGCAGGGCGCGCCGGAGATGGCACAGGGCACCGCAAAAGCTATCTATAAGGACGTTCAGAGCGTCCGGCTGGATAGCAAGCTTTTGAAGACACTGCACCCGGATGTATACGCAGAGTGCAGCAGCAAAACCACATACAAGCGTTTTAGCGTGGTATAAGGGGGTGCAAGCTGTGATACTATCCGCACTTTTGTTTTTCTTTTGGTTTTTTTCTGCGCTGTTCAAGGCGTCCAAATAATGGAGGGCTTATATTATGACTAACAAGGGATATAACACAATGACTGGACTGTATACCACCCGCTACTATGCGCGCAAGGTTTGCCCCGGTGACTGCGTTGTCGTTAAGGTTTGCGGCGGTTATACCATCATGACGGCAGCAGATTATAACATTTGGCGCAATCAACGCTGACACAATTTCAGATTTTACCCCGCCCACGCTGGCGGGGCTTTTCTTTTGCCTTGCATCGACACGGTGCAGGGCTTTTATTTTTTCCGGCGGCGTATGAGCCGCTTACAAGCATTTACAGTGGCCTTTCTGATGCTCATGCAAGTTATACCACCCACACCCCAAAACAGTACACAGGGCTTTGCAAAGGCTTTTCCCGTGATTTGCCCCACTTCAGCGCACGCAATACAGCAGGAGCATAAACCGCCTATACGCCGCCTGCGTAGCGCCGGAGGGCATACCGTCAAGCGCTGCGCCTCCACCAATACCCGGATACCGCCGTTACGCCGGACGCTGTACAGGGCAGGGCAGCCGCCTATTATAATAAGGTATATAAGGGTGCAGCGGTGCATCTCTGTTATAGATCCATGCCCGGCGGGGCAGTCCAGTGGTAAGGGCGCGGCGGGCGGGCGGAACCACTGGCGGCTTGCCGCCGCTTCTCTTTTCGGGCTTTCGCCCGATAGCTAATAGAGGTCAGCAATAGTCGTAGCGTTCCGGCTGGAATAGTCGAAACAGCTTTTGGAATAGTCGTAGCCGATAGTCGTAGTTCCTTCCGGCGGATAGTCGTAGAATAGTCGTAAAGTCATCAGACGACCACTGTTTGAAAGTCCTATATATAGTATAATAACAAGCTACTCGCTGATAGTCGTAGAGCAATAGTCGTAGCGTTTTCTAACGAGCCATCGTCAAATAGTCGTGTATTTTTTGTACGAAATAGTCGTTTGCCTTTTAGGAAAAGAGAGATGCGATAGTCGATAAGCCATCAGACCACTTCCAAAATCAATATGTGTAAAGACACCTGTCAATTTTATTCTCATCTAGCCATACCAAATTCGTATACCAACAGTACTTATTATAATATACGCTTATATATCCTAGTAACTATCTAGGGATTATTCTACTAGAATAGTCGTATCATCTAATTCGGTCTGTTTATGCTCGTTTTAATTCCCAGTAACACGCTATGGTATATCGTTCAATCCATAGCGTTCTACTAGGAATAGTCGATGCAACATTTCTACATATTCAACCGCCTGCAAAATGAAGTCAATTCTCCATGTGGAATAGTCGTAGATGATGATAGGTCAGATGTTGCTACTCTTTACGGGCTAGATGCCGTTACCGTTGGAGGTCACCCGGTCGGCGCGGTGCGCCGGACGATAGAGGGTGACGTAGCGTAGAGGTCAGATGGACGGTCTGCCTTTATTCAGCCAATAGAGACTGACGGTAGATGCCGGTCACGGTCTGCTCTGCTGGCTAACGGTATAGCTTTTGGAGATAGAGGGTTGTAGGGGGAAAGAACCTTTACAGGCGATTGAACTCTGGTTCACTGTACTGTTGCTTCTCTTGATCTCTGTCAATCCACATATCAGCAAAGGCCTTCCAGTTGGTGATAGACTTTCCGGTCTTGGTCATCCAGCCTGTTCCCTCATAGTAGTTCATGAACCTGCTGGCAAGCCTGTTTTCACATCCAGCATCCAAAAAATACTCGCTCACATCCTCGAAGTCCGGCGTGCTGGCGTTCCCATCGGGCGGGTCGCCCGCTTTCTTAATAACTTTTTTTCTTTTCTTTTCTTCTATATTAAGGAGGTGAACGATTGTTCCCCTCACAGGTGAAGCATCGTTCACCTCAGAGGTGAATGATTGTTCACCTCCCTTTTCGCTCCTTGACGATTCTTCCGGCACTTTGACGTATATCTTATCGGGCTTGTTCTTGCCTTCACGCTTGCGCTCAATCAACCCGGCTTCTTCCAGCTCTTTCAGAGACTTCTTGACCCATCGTTCTGTGAATCCAGTATCGGCAGCAAGGTCTTTGATGGGATACACGATGTATACTCGCCCTAGTTGGTCAGCAAACTTTCCGCTTCTGCTTGCCCTCTGTGACGACCTTGCACGATTGAACAGGTAAATGTAAACAATTTTCTCTGTTGGGCTAACGCCAATAGTCGAGAGGAATCGAGGGTAGACCATGTACCCATTGACCTTTGTATCGGCTGTCATGTACTGCATTTTTCCCTCCTGCAATAGTCGTAGATATCTACAATGCACTCACAGCCCCGTAGAGCTGCGCCAGAGCCGTTTTCCGTGTTCGGTCGATAAGTTTGCCGTCCAAAGTATAAAACGCCTCAGAATGGCTCATTTTAGGTCTTTCCAGCAAAAACAAAAGGCCGTCATTGCTGACAGCCTCTCGTTTTTATTTCAGCCAGTCGTTTTCCAACGCACAGAAGCCAAATACCGATGCTGTTGTGAGAATAATCCAAATCACCCAGAAGATGACTACCCAGCCATCCGCACCAGACATCAGGTTTTCTCGCGTCTGGCCGATGTCTGTGCCATCGTAGAACGTGGCATCCTGAATGGTGTGCCCAGTGAGCGTGGCGTACATCGTGCCCGTGTACTCCACTGGCCGGATGTAGTATTCAAAGCGGACGCTACTACCCCTATATTTTGTGGTCAGGTACTTGCTACCGGGCATATTTATTTTCCTGTAGTCAAAATCCTTGCCCAGAAAACGCACCATCTGAGAATGCCATGTGTTAGAGCCAGCATAATCCCATGAGTAGTAGATTTCTGTGGTAGTATAGGTGTGGCCCTTCCCATCGGTGTGCGTTACTACGCGGGTGTGCATATTGTAGTGCTGTTCTTCGCGGTAGATGTACATATATGGCCCGCCGATCTCATCTTCTAATACCGTGTCCACGGCAGACAGAGTGCCGTAGCAGAAAGCCCGTCCAACGTCTGTCCGAAGCCCGTAGCCAAACCGATCTTCAGAAGAAATATCTATCGCAGTGGAGTACTCCTGTTTGCACTCCATTGCCGCCTGTTTGATGTAGCCGGAAATGACCGTACCCAGAATCAGCATCACAAGCACGATAACGGCACTTGCCAGAATCTCCCGGAACGTGATCTCGATCCCGTTAATCTTCAAAGAGGTTTCCGACATCCGGAGCATCCTCTGATACCTCGAACGATAAGAGTTCATAATTCTGTACCTCATACCCGGTCAAACTCAAAAACGTGCTGTTGGGGAAACGCCGGACGTACTGCCGATAACTCTTGACAGTGCGATTATAGTCGGAGCGGTAATTGGCAATCAGATTTTCAGTGACTGCCAACTCGTTCATCAGTTCCCGGTAGTTATCGGCGGATTGCAGTTCTGGGTAAGCCTCTGCCACGGCTGCAATCCGGGTGGTGATCTCAGAGACGGCGGCATCAGAACTGCTGCCCCGCACCGCGATAACGGCCATAAGGGTATCGTATTCGTGCTTATCGTATGCCTTAACCATTTCAACCAGATTCGGGATAAGGTCAAAGCGGCGTTTTTCCTGCACCTGAATGTCAGACTGCGCAGCGGCCACCTGTTCCTCGTAGGAAATGGCGGTATTCTTCGCGCCCTGCACGATAAACAGACCTGTGCCAAGCGTCAAAATTACGATTAAGAAAATTACAACAGCCACTTTCCAAAATGTATCTTTCATCTTTTCTCCTTTCAGTCCATCCAAGTATACTCTTGGAACCGTTGAATCTGCTTGTTAAACGTAATGGGAAGGTCGCCTATCTCGCCTTCCTTGTTTTTACTCAGCCGGAACAGATACTTGTCGGGGTTGTCGCCGGACAGAAGGATGATTGCATCTGCGTCCTGTTCAATCTGTCCGCTCTCTCGCAAGTCGGAGTTAGTAGGCGTTGCTCCGGGCTTGGATGGGTTTCGATTGAGTTGTGCCAGTGCCACCACAACAATGCCTGTGGTCTGTGCCAGTTCGTGCAGGGCAATGGATATGGCTGTAATGGCGGCATATCTGTCCTTTGCGCCTGTTTCGTGGATGAGTTGAAGATAGTCTACGAAGATAACCTGAGCCTTTTTACGGAGAGCCTGCGCCTTCATCCACGCCACGTTCTTTCCGGCAGCGGAGCGTATATATAAGGGCATCTTCATGTTCTTTGCCTGTCCGTCAATCTCATTCAAGCTGACCGCCTTATTTTTCACCGTGTCCAGAGGGCAGTATATTTGATTGGCCATCAGACGAGCGCCCAGCTTGCGTTTGCTGGTTTCCAAGCTGAAATAGTACACGGTGTAGTCCTGTTTTGCCATGCTTGCTGCTATTTGCAGAGACAGGGCTGTCTTGCCCGCAGACGGTCTGCCGCCGATGATGATGAAATCACCCGGTGAGATGTGCAGTGCTTCATCCAGACGCTCTAGGCCTGTCTTGATATACACAGGCTTTTCGTCCATGTGAAGCACATAGTCGTTCAGCACATCCTCGTATGTCCACGCATCTTCTTCCTCAGCTTTCAGGCTCATTGCTTCGCCCATCTGCTGGTAAATGTCTGATAGATCAGAATAGTCGGTAAGCTCGCTGGTCATCTGAAATGCCAGACCTTGCACACGAGTGAGTGCAGCTTGTTCTCTGATAAGCTGTGCCCAACGCTGCATCTGCTCCCTGTCAATTCGTACACACTCTGATTCACAGGTTTGTACACACGCCAAGAGCGTCTGCGCTACGTCCGGATGCTGCGTGTTTATCTCGACTATATCTATCTTACCCCTAGCCGTCCAATAGCCCTGAACAGCCGCAAAAGCGTCTCTCAGCTCAGGTCTGAACAAGTCAAGTTCAAGGTCTGGTATGATTTCATCCACAACGCCCGGCTTGCAGAGCATCAGCGCACCGATAAATACCGTTTGAACGTCCATTGTCATAGTCTAGGAAACTCCATCTCCGTACTTTGCTCGTACTGGTCATCCTGTTTTAATGCGTAAATGTCCTGCCACCCGGCATAGATGCTCTGGTCAAGAATGGCTTTCCAGTCGTGCCGATCAAACTTTTCCAGCTTGTTGCAGAGCATCTGTTTTGCCCGGTCTGTCATAGGCTTTTTGATTCTTGTACGCATCTGTGCGAACTCTCGCAGGGATTCCAGCAGGGCTTTATCGCCATGAGCAAAGTCGGAGAAGATGTCAGGTTTCTTTTTGACCGCACTCTCCGGCAAGGTCTTGATATTCATCTGACTGTCAGTTGATACAATGGGCTCATTGTCATCTGACTGTGAGCTCATAGATGAGCTGACCTTCATCTCATTTATGACATGAGGATGAGCTGACTTTCGTGTAGACCATCCTTTTGACGCAATATCGCTTCTTTTCAACTCTTCATCGAGCAGATGTTTAATCAAAATGAAACAAGATTCTGCCTTTTTTGAGTTCAAAGTTGCGTCTTTTCCTTCAAAAACGTATGCACAGATTGCATCGTAGAGTTCTAATTTCTCTTTACTTTTCAGTGTGGAGATGGCTTCAAAGTAGTATCGTTGGAATGTAAAGCTGTCTCGTTTTTTGTCCATGCTTAATCCTCTTTGTAGCGTTTGTTCCATACTTCGATGGCTTTTTCCTTGCCAAATGTTACAGAAGTGCTCACCCCGCATTTTCCGCAGACTACCCAATTAGCCATGTTAATGTCAAGTGGATGAATCACTTTTACAGTCGGTGGTTCCGCACCGCAGAACGGACATCTCTTGAGTTCTGTCACTTTCTAAATCCCTCTCTTGTTCTCGTGATTCGCTTATGTGCTTTGACAGGCCTTGCGCCTTTACCGTACGCTGGGCGGATATGTTTTGCCTTGATGTACCCGCAAGGCGGCTTCGGCCCGAAGTCAAAAAGACTCAAGTCTATAACGATGATTCCAAACTTCTTGTTCGTCATGTTTACCGCTCCTTACGCATACCATTTCGGTGCTTCGTTAAAGATTCCCACACCTTCTGCAAATCCCAGCTTTTCTAAGGTTTCACACATGATGCCGTCCATCGCGCCATGCACCCGCTCCTCATCATCTCCATATGCTCTGTACGCCTCTCGCATGGCAGCCGTAAACGAGTCAATCATATCTTGTGTAACAACGATATTGTTTTCCATAAGCCCTCCTATACCATCGGAAACGTCATTCAATGCGTCACAGGACGCTGAATGTTCGGGTCAATAGTCGGTGTTGTATCAATAGCATCCAGCACCTTATCGTAGAAAGCTCCTCCATCGGGATTCGAAAACGAACTAGCTCTGTCTGCGTCCAAAGCGCATTTTTCAATCTTCTGGCGCAGCGCATCTGCATCAATCGGCCTCATATCTGTCAACCCTCCGGCGCATAAATGCGCATCCAATGTGTGACCGTCACGTTATCCGGCAGTCTCTCGCCTATTTCGTCCCAAAACTGACCGTCTGCGTAACAGCCAAGAAAATACGCTGTCGGCGAGAAGCCTTGCAACATTTTTCCATCTTTATCACGCCACGTTGTCTTAGTCGCAAGCAACAAAGGTTGTGTTCGCTCTCGTGGCGGTTCGCTTGCTAGATGCCAGAGTGTGTTAGCCATTTTTATACCCCGTAGTAGCAAGAACGACTACACATCCAATTAAGAAAATAGCAACATTGATGATCGCACAAGCAACAACCTTGATAACAGTGCTGTCAATATATTCATCCAAAGTGTCCCAAAGGATATATCGTTCAAACAGATAAATGGGAGATGCAAACAATATACCAACCATCGTTATCAAAACGATGCCTAAAACGACTTCATATATCGGCATTTTCTTTTCTCCTTTCAATCTCCTTGCAAACCGCCTTGTAAAACGCATCCCACATCTCATAGTCGCAGGAATCGCCAAAGTCAAATCCTGTCCGCTTGCGCTCTGCAATGTCACGTTCAAAGCAATCCAACGTCTTGTCGGTCAGCTCCGGCAGAAGCGAGATGATGTATCTGCAAACAAGACTAGGCATATATGACCGTCTGCCCAAGCAATAGCGGACAGCGCAGTTGCAGACCGCTCCGAAGTCGTCATTGGTTGGGTCTACCATGCCTTTTGGCACATCCGACTTCAAATCGTTCACGCTGCATTGAAGGGCTTCTGCGAATTTTGCCAGCCGCGTTTCCTTCTTTACGCCACGCTTTTGCTTTTCAACGGCACTGACGTACGCACTGGTTGTTCCAATCATCCTCGCAACATCTTTCTGCGTGATGCCAAGTTCAATCCTGCGCTTCTTGATTTTCTCCCCTGTTGTCATCTTTCTTCTCCCAGTCTTTGCACACATAGTCTGGTTCTGCAAAATAAGTCTTGCACTCAGACATACCATTGCAGCAGACCCACGAAAAGCTGTCATACCATTTACAGTTTGAGCAGGACTTGTCCACAGTTTGGCATAAAAGTTTCCCTTTGCTGTCCAGTAGAATGCCATTGCTCAGCCTGATTACATTACTTCCGCTCATCTTTCTTCTCCCATTCTTTGCATCCGCGTTCATCCCACACGAAGTCTGCAACGTGTTCTGACTGGTCGTTCACACACACGTCCTCCGGCTCTGCGTACCATTTGCAAGAGCCACAAGATGGCTCCGTCCTGTCTTTGCAGTCATGCGCTGTACAACTGACAACGCCCTTATGAAAAAGCATCCCTGACATAAAGCAATGTTCGGTGGTGCAGTAGAAGTTCATTCTTCTGTCTCCTTCCATCCGATAAACTCGCATAAACCAACAGTGTTATTGGCGCAACGATGAATGAGGGCTTTATCGCTTATTTTGAATTTTGCGATAAACCCAATTTTACTTTCTTCCATTTCGTTTTCAAACATCCAATCAACAATGTCTTTGTCGATTCTGACATCGCTTTCGTCCGTCATGGTCGCAAAGCACTGTTTGCACCTGTAAAGAGCGCACTTTTTCATTATATCTGCCCTCTCTTTCTCCTTCTGTTGGCATTGAACTGCCCGATCACTCGCTTATACTCCTCATAGCATTCCGGGCAAAGGTCGCCCGTATCCCTGCGCCATGACCAGTCTTTGAAGTATTCGTCAGGGTTCATCATTCTGCCGCCCAGTACCGCTCCGCAGCGGTCGCATACTCGCTTGTGGTAGATTCCTCTGTCAGTCTGCATTAGTCGTCCACCTCTCTGTACTCCACTTCAATCTCCTTCGGCAAAGCCGTCTGGTACTTCTGGGCGAGCTGTTCTGCGCTCTGGGCATCGCCCAACGGCTGTTCAGGCGGCGCAACGGTGACTTCCACGTTGTCACGCATACCAAAGTAGTTCTTGGCTCGGAAAATCCACTCTGCCGGGTTCTCCTGACCATACATACCGTTGTATGCCCACATGGACTGCATTTGCAGAATCAGCTTCAGGATGTACTTCTGTTGCAAGCTGTCGTCACGGCGTTTGCCTGTCATAATCTGTCTCAGGCTAGGCCATTCGATGCCCAGCACCAGCGCGATCCATTCCACCACAGGGGATATTCTGGCTTCGATGCAAGCATCAAAGAAGAAGTCAAGGCGTTGCTGCACTTCAATGGGGTTGTTCATGTCCACGCTCGGAAGGTCGCCAAAATACTTTGCTGCAATCATGCCGACAACTTTCTTGTCCTCTTCATCGCCGATTCTTGACTGCAAATCTCCTGTGTTCATCATCTTCGACTTCTCGATAGCCAACTCTTGCTGTTCTTTCACTTTTTTACTCACCTGTGATCGGATAGACTTCCGTTTGTTAAGCATCTGTTGCTTCTTCTTCTCTCGCTCTTTCTCGCGCTTTGCAGCGGCTTCTTCTTTCGCCTTTTGCGCTCGCTTCTCACGCTTTTTCTTTTCAGCTTCAGTCAGCGGCGGTCTGCCACGACCACGCTTCGGGGGTGTTGCCATGTATCAGACCTCCTTTGGAGGTTCAGGAAGATACGTCCAATGAGTTACATCTCCAAGTACAATGCACTCGTCGTCTTCCCATAATCCGTCATAAGATAAAAATGCAATTTCAATGCCGAACTTTTTTCTTTTTACGAGAACTTCTTTGTCTTTTTCTGGTAAAACTTTCTTGGCATCAAACCATATATTGGCGGGCTCAGATTTTTCCAATACGTTGGCTAAATCTAAAAACGTATCTCCAATGCTGTTTCTGATTTGTCCTTGTATGTATACGACGAAGTTTTTGCTATACAAAAACGGCTTTGCTTCATTCTTTTTGTCAACACCAACAGTTTTCCACGCCGCAATGATTGGATCAACATCAACCAGCTTCACGCTCTCACCTCTTCATCTTCATTTCGATGTTGTCCAGCGCCCGTGCAATCCACCAAACGGAACAACAACCACCAAGTTCGTTCCACCAAGCGCACTTTTCTTTCTCGCAGACGCACCGACCAAGCGGATTGCTGGTCATCTTCATTGGGCAGTAAAGTTCATTATCCATTGGTTATTCCCCGTTCATCTTATAACATTTGCTGCCGTTATCGTTGAATCCCAAACACCAAGCTAACTCGGAGGCAATTTTCTGATAAATGCCTTTGGCGTTAAGCTCACTTTCGGATTCCGCACAGTTGCTATAAAGACCATACAGAAAAGCCAGCCTTTCACGCCCTACCATGTTGATATCCTGAATCATCATCTTTACCTCCCAAGAAATACAAACGCCCACTTCATCCATTCGGGGATGTCTGCGGAAAACAAGCCCTTATACATAAAGATGGAAAGTACGATAGACGAAACTGCCACGATTGCAATAAAAGCGATTACAACGCCTTGCAGAATCTCAAACTTTCTACGGCTTCTTTTCATTCTCTTTTCAATGTCATAAAGTTCGTTGTCCATGATTTTGCTTAGCCCTCCAACTGGAGATGAGCGTTTACCATCTTAACGGGAAAATACTCATCTATCTGCAAAAAAACGCCGTTTTTCAGGTTGATGCCGCCAGACAACTTGCTTACCGAAAGATTCACGTTAGATTTCATGAGAATTTCGCTGTTCAGTTCAAACACATCTCCATACTCCAGACGCCCAAAATTGATTTCTTTTCTCTCAATGTCGCAAATTTCCATCATTTCCACCCCATCATAACCGCCGTACAAACGACCAGACACACGTTGACGAACGCCCAGACGAGCATTGCTTGCTGTTTTTCAAACAGATTGTCTGCCATGTCCTTGATTGTCCGTTCGGACTGAACCACTACCGCCAGCAGGACTAGGCAGACCAGCCAGCGAGTTGCAAATTCAAACATTGTTAGCTTCACCTTTCTCTCAACTCTTTTTCGACCTGTTCTGACTTTGCGGTGATGTAATCCGCAAACTCGTCAGGGGTCATGTCCTCGTTTTTGAACTGTCCAACCATCTCCCAGTACCTGTCACCAATGCGGATGATTTTCTGCACCTGTTCATCGGTCAGGTCTACATCACACCGAAGATTCTGAATCAGTGCGCCCCATGTGGCGGCTATGCCATCCAGAGCCATGCGAAAGCCATACAGCTGGTTTTGGCGTGCGATTTTGCGGAGGTTGGTTGGATTGATCTGTTTGCCGCACAAGGGGCAGTTTCCAAATTTATTCATCCGGCTGCTCCTTATCTTGAAGTCGATGGAGCCAACGGTAGTATTTTTCACTTGAAATAATTTCAATTCGCTCATGCGCTTTTCCGTCACCCGAAGCACCAAGCGCAACCATGCACACCATAACATCTGCGTATTCCTCTTCAAACGCCTTTCGGCATTCTTCGATGCTCTTCGGTGTCGGGTTCGTGCCATCCAACGCACGGCGCGGCTTCAATGCAGCCTGTGCCAGTTCGGACGCTTCTTCTGCCAATTGCGCCAAGATTTCCGTCTTAGGCAAAATGTCTGAAATTTTCTTTTGCATAGCTCTACCTCTTTCAGTAGTATTGGATTTCAACCATTGAAGTGGATACAAGCTCAAATCGACCGTCTCCCAAAGGTATTTGGAGTAGTTTGTAATCTCTTGCACTAGAGATCGGAATCAGCTCGTTAAAGCTTTCCACCGTAATGGTGTACTTTGGATACCGTGCGCTACCGTAGCCTACTTTTTTAATTTCCGGGGAATAAACTGTAACATGGTAGCAAGGGTGGTCAGCAGTTTCAGTTTTAGTTTCAGCATCAGCAGATGTTGAACCACAGGATGTAAATAACAGTGTGAGTAACAATGCCAGAATTGTAATCACAAGACAGATAATACGACGATTGCTCATTTCTGTTCTCCTTTCAGCCAGTCGTTGAGTGCAGCCATGCAAGAGGGGCAAAGTACAAACGAACGATCAGGCGAGCACTCGTATCCACGCTCTTTGATTTTGATTTTTCGGATTCCGTCTGTTTCTCCATGCCACGAAAAGCACTCTCCGCAACGGTCACAAATTTCAACCTCGATGCTCATGTTCTTTCTCCAATCTTTTTAGCAGCGCATCCACGTCATACCGCCAATGGACACGCAGCCTTTTTGCTTTGACCTCTATCCCCTCTTGCTCTGCCCACTGCCAAGGGATACTCTTGCGGCTCTCGTTGTAGCGGAACGCCAAAACCTTGTTGGCAGGGATTGCAAAGGTGCGGTTGACTGTCCGGTAATTGACTATCACATGGGCTGTCTGACCGCCGTACCCCATTGCATCCACCATATCAGTGATGTGCTTTTCCTTGCGGTATTTGCACTTTGCCTTGTCGTACTTACCAAACACCTTTTCCAGAGGGATAGAGGGTGTTTCAATGGTTTTCAGCTCAAACAGGTGGTTCATCGGGTAACGGTACACAAGGAAGTCGCAGATGTTGTCGATGGAGAAGGATAGGTTCTCGTTGCCGCCGTAATAGGTAGCAGCGCTGTCCTTCAGCCTGTAGCACCACGCATCCTTTGGCACGGACGCTTTAAAGTCTGCTTCAAACTGCTTGCCGGTGTTCATTCGTTGTCCTCGATTTTTTTGGCTTCTCTGATACGCAGTCGGGCAAGTTCGCTATTTGCATATCGCAGTTGCCAGCTACCAAACCATCCTTTGTGAACAAGTTTTTCGGCGCAGTAAACAAACTCCTGCTTCATCAAGTCATTAAGTGAAATGATGTAACAGCCAGGCTTATACTTTCTTTTCATCCTCGTTCACCTCTAAATTCATGGAATATGAGTTGCCTTGTCAGCGGGCTTTTCCATTTCCTTCATAATCCGTTTGTGTTCTTCAGCAGTCATGTTGTTTGGATAGAAACACCTGTCAACCATTTCAAACGGCTTAATATAATGGTCAAGGACATCTCTCGCTTCTTCTCGTGCCTTTTTAGCGCACAGTTCAATATAATCATCTTCCGTCATGTTGTAGTCGGTAATGCAATCAACAACCGAAGAAAACCGACATAGCAATCCATTAGGCTGCCTTGCAATAAACGCTCCCATTTATCGTTCACCTCTAAATTCACTTCCGAGAAACCGCTTCTTGCCACGTTCCCGGTGCTTGTCCTCGTAGTTGCGGTGGTACACGCTCTGGCTGTGGTTCAGCTCATGCACAAACGCCTTGCGCTCTTCGAAGTCTTCCTTCTCTGCCTTGTACTTCTCACAAGTGTCGTGGCAAGCGGTGTAGCGTGATGTGCAGTTGAGACAACAGGTAATCATCTTTCCAAACGCCCGTCCAGCCGGATAGCGCAGCTCTTATATAAGGTAGGCGGTCAGTCTCTAATGAGCCAATGGTTTCCGTTTGAATCAATCCCGGTCTTGTAATTTCGCTTTTGGCGATTGTTCAAATACGCATGATTCTTTCCTAGAAAATTTGAAGCAGCTTTTCTTGTTCCAAAATAGTGGATTTCCCCCGTTGGAGAAATAAGAGCAACTTCTTTGCTGCATTTATCGTAAAGACCTTCTTGAAATCCTTTTCTTATGTTTTCACTTCTTGTTATCCACTCCAAATTTTCAGGTGTGTTGTTTGATGGGTTTCCATCAATATGATTTACAGTCAATTCAAGCTTGTAACCATCAACCCAAGCCATTGCAACAAGCCGTGAAACAAGCATTGTTTTGTGTGTTCTATCTTTCCAAAGCTCTACTCTCTCGTCAGTGTAGCCTTTTGAGTTTCGGCATCTTTTCTCTTTTTTAGGCTGGATAATTCTTACTTGCCAAGTCCGAACTCTGCATCCAGCAGAAAAAGTCGTTTTGCCAGGTGCGCTTCTGATTTTTCCAAGATTCGATGCTTGATAAAGCCCTTCGTACCCTGGAATGTCTTTCCAAAGTTCTTCCATTCGTTCCTTTCTCGCCTTTTGTCCCGGTAGCGTAACCGTTAGTCAAAAGGGAGATCAGAACTGTCGTCAATCACAGAGAAGTCATCTGCGTTTCCATGCGAATAGTTCTGTGGTGTATCCTGCGCCCGATCGGCGGGTTTGCTGTCAGACTTGCCACCGCAGAAATCAACCTTGTTTGCCATGATTTCCGTTGCGGTGCGGTTGTTTCCCTGCTTGTCGGTATACTTCCGGGTCTGGATGCTACCAGTCACCAGAATCAGGCTACCCTTCTGGAACCACTTGGAAACGAACAACGCCGTATTGCCAAATGCAGTGCAGTTGAAGAAGTCGGTTTCCTTCTGACCGCCACTCTGACGGTCGCAAGCAATGCTGAACGTGCAAACATCCTTCCCGGATTTCGTAACCTTAGCTTCGGGTGTGTGAACCAGACGACCCTGAATTGCGATAGAGTTAAGCATTGTTTAGCCCTCCTTCGGCTGTTTCTGAGCACAGTCCCAACACAGGACGCGCCCAAATCGTTTCTTTGTGCTTCTCGCTGTTTCCAGCGGCGTAACTGTTCGGTTGTTGTACTGGACAGGCTGTAACTGCTTTCCGCAGCAAGAGCACAGAGGGGTTTCTTCCGGTTCCGTTTTATTCTGCGCTGGCTTGTTTACCCTGCTTGTCGTCTGCTTTTGGTATTCGTCCGTGTCAGCGTCCTTCGTATCGTCAATGCAGAACAAACCGTTCAAGGCGTACTTTCTGGCGTAGCTACTAGACGTTCCAGTCACTTGCGCTGCATCCATCTTGGTTTTTTGCTCCGGTTCTCTTGCGTAAGCAGTAACCGTTACGCATCCACCATCCAGAGTTTCCACCTTTGCGGTCGCTTCGATGTAATGCCACCCCTCTAACACTTTAGGTTCATCAGAAAGGGTAAGAAGCAAACCGTGTTCTTTCAAAATTGGTTTGACTGCTTCCAAAATATCCTCACAAGAGCGATACTTGTAACCGCCAAATGTGTTCATCTGCCCCTTCGGGGCTTTCAGCTCTGACTGAACAGCCATCAGAGCTTCATGGATTTTGCTGTTATCCATCAGTTGTTCTCCTTCCTCGCTTCTTTCCTCACTTTACGGCAAGCCGGGCAACGCTTGGGCAGTGCCATGTTATGCAATTCAAAGAAAATGCGTTCTGCACGGGTGATTTTAAAAGGCTTTCCGCAATCACGGCAAATTTTCTGAACGCTCGTGTTAGAATCGCACGATGCCTTAAATTCTGCTTCTACGATAGCCTGCTGCTCTGAAACAGAATCCATGTTGCTTCTCACAAATCTATGCTTCGGCGCATAACCGTTCTTTCGCAACGTATCTTCAATCACTGCTTCCTTGCATTTCGCGCAGAGCGTTTCGGTGCTGTTCGGGAACACTGAAAAAGGCTTATTGCACTTTCCACAGTGCTTGATTTCCTTCTTATACTTGCCCATTTTCTTTCCTTTCTTTGGCTTCATTAGGCTTCATTGTTCTTACTTTGGCTTAATACGGCTGTATAAAATCAGCCAGCCATCAGGTCTGCCAACTGCGCACGGAGGTTTTTCAGCTCTGCTTCCCGGTCCTCAATCTCAGACTGTAAGTCCTCAATCGCTGCCAGCCGGTCGGCTTCTTTCGATTCCGCCATCTGCTCGTTGGTCATGAAGTACACGCCGTCCTCCGGCTCGGTCACACCACCGAATCTGTCAAGGTTAATCATCTTTTGGTCTCCCTCTCTTGCGTCTCTCTTTGATTTGCAGTGCGCTGTACCACTGGTCTTTGTCGATTTCGATGGTAGACCACCGATGGTTACAGGAAATGCACTTCTTTCGGCGAATAATGCTATCGTGGTCAGACCGGCTATCAACCGTTGTGATGTTGTCACTACCGCACATCGGGCATTTCATCGTGCATCCCTCCACTCGTTGGTGTGGTGAGGAATGCGTTTTACTTTGCGATTTTCCTGTTCAATGCGTTCATTTTCAGAGCTGACCCCAATGGCACACAAGACGAGTGCTGCGGCGAGGAAGCTGCACGAAAGGAAAACGTATCCAAACATTGCTACTGTGCTCTGACTTTTTTGGATTGCATCGCCGCATCCTACCGAAAAGATTGCTAACGCGATTCCAAGCGTGCAAAGGACATTAGCTTTCAGGCTTTTCACTCTTATTACCTCCAAAACTCAGTATCCATGCCGTAGCCATCGCCACAGATACCGTGATGATTCCACGGGCAGCTGATGCTCCTACCAGAATTCCGATGTGATGCACCATCCAGAAGTTCAGCAGAAATACCGCCAAAACCACCGCCAGCGCTATGCCCCACATCAGGGCAACTTCAATAAATGCTTTCATCTTGTCTCCTTTCATTTTTGCCGTTGCTGTTCTGCTCCTAGCTACTCAATGCCTTAGCCTATTGGTTCTATTCTTTGCCATTGCGTCGCACGTTGCCGCCGTTCGATGCCTTTGCTTATCAAAGCTACGCCTTGCATCCATAGCCTTCGCGATGCGCTACTTCTCAACGCCTTTGTTTTACGTTGCGTTTCTTCGCTGTGCCATTGCATCGCCTGTCAACTCCCTGCCTTGCAGTTGCGACTCGCTTCTGCTCCATGCTTTGCCTTTGTGCCACGTCTCAAAGCCGTGCCATAGCCATGCTGTTATCAGCAATTCCGAGCTGTTCCGTTGCGGAGCAAATCATGTCGGGTCTATGCAATTCCATTGCGTATCTGTTCAATCCTTTGCATTGCCTTTGATGCGCGGTTCAAATCCACAGCTTGCCATTGCTTCGCCTTTCATTGAAAAGCTGTGCCATTGCGATCAGTTCAGGATTTCATACGAAAACTTCCCGCGCCCACTGTTGCGCCACTGTCCGATGCCACGCAGAGCACCGTAATCCAGCCACTCACGCACGACCTTCTCGTGAGAATCGTCCAGAAGAACGATTTCAAACTCGCAGGTCGAACCAGCGGGAATCTGCTCGCTGTTGGCAAGGCTGACACGTTCGCCCTGTGCCGTCTGCGCACGCAGCGGACGCTGGCACTCGGTAATCTCGCCGTTCACATGAATGGGAATCATCCGGGGAGACACGAAAATAAGACCGTCAATGACCTTCTTGTATGCGGTGAGCTTTCCGGATTCATTCACGGCTTTCTTTTTGCCAGTCTCGGTCTTGCCGCCGATACGACCAAGCATACCACAGGAATCCTTGAAGAAGCCCTTAATTTGGTAGTCATACAAGATAGGCTCGCCGTTCTCGTTGCGAGGGAACACGGTCATGCCCTTATCTGCCACAGCATCAGCGCCCAGAGCAGCAACCTCGTCCTCGATGGTATTTGCATCCGGGGACTTGCTGGCGATGAACTCGCGTGCAATGTTCTGATTGCTAGGCCATGTGCCGAGAACTGCTTCGGTGAATGTGATTCTGACTTTGATTTTTTTCATTTTTGCTCACTCTTTCTTTCTTGATATGTTCCAGTCTTAAAGGCTCACGCTCTTGCCAGCGCTTCCGCCACGGACTGCTTTTGTTGAAGTTGCTTATTGCTTTCTTCATCGTTTGCCATCCTTTGCTTACGTTGGATGCGTTCCAGCCGTTCTTTCTCCCGGCTGTGCCAGCGGATTTCCCGCTGGCCGTAGTATTTACCGTTCATCAGGAGCCTTCACATTTCCCTGTGCAAGTAAAGTGCTGTAATGGCCGTAGCTCATTCCAAGCTCTTTTGCTTTATCGTTCATTTGTTTGATGGTGTACTTCGGCTTAGGCTTTTCTTCTGTCTGGTTCCCTTCCGGTCTGGCTTTACGAGAAGGTGTTTTGATGTAATCCGGGTGTTCTTTCCACCAGTCTGCGATCTGTTTTCGTTTTACAGCGTTCGCGCATTTTTGGTGGTACTTTTGATGTTCGTATACTTTACGCATCGGCTTTTTGCACCATTCGCACGGAACGACGCCATATGGAGCGCGTCGCGCTGCCTGGTTTTCCTTTTTAACCAACATTGCACATTCTTTGCAATACCGTTTGGTTTTGAGAACTTTGCCAAGAAGACAGCCGCACCGCTCACAGTATTTAATTTCCATCCACTTCACTTGCCTTTCTTAAGGCTCTTTCATTGTGTTCAGAAAAACACTGGTCAAGAAACTGGATGAACTTTGCGATTTTCTTTGCATCTTCCGGCGTACAACCATTTTCTACAAAGCGCCTTGTCGCCTGCTCACGCTTGAAATCCGAGTAGGTCTTAGCCGCGGCGTCAATGGCAAACTTGGCTTCTTCCGGGTATTCAAGGTCAACCTTTAAGGTGATAATCTGTTCCATGTTCAGCCCTCCCATCCACCGAAATCCTGCTGTTCTACAACAGCCCTGGTCTCGATTCTCGGCGTGATGCCCAGCTTCTTGAGCTGCTCATGGATGAGTTTTTCGCCCTCGACCGTCCAGACTGTTGTATTTGGAATGTAAGTCTTACCGTTAGAGCGCTGAATGGCCTTGCCTTTACGGTTCTTGGTGTAGCCCTTACCCTGATAGGGTTTATACAGCACCCACTGACCATCGCTGTCTTTGTACTGGACTCTCTGGCTGTAAAGCAGCTTGTTCAGCTTTTCAGCAGTCAAACCGTAGTCCTTTGCGATGCTGGTGGCTGTCCGGCAGTTGTCTGCAATACACACGGCCCTGGCAAACTCTGCATCCGGTGTCAGCTCTGCAATCCGTTTGTCCTTTTCTTCCAGTTCTTCGTGTGCTGCGATCAGTGCAGTTGCAAGGAGTTGCGAGCGTGTGAGCTGCGGCTGTTCAGCCAGCTTCTTCTCCATCTCGTTGAACGCTGCAATGTACTTGAGCTTCCACTCAAGAGCCGCCTTGCCGGTAAAGCCCATAGCCAGCAGGGTGAAACCGTCACGGTTCATCAGGTACATGGGGTACTGCTTGCCCCTGTTCTCAAACGTGGTTTCGTAGAACATGGATTTGGTGGCGGAATTTTCCGCCGCCAAAATCTGCCGGATACTCTCCAAAGTGTCCTTGTGTTCCTTTCCGAAGTTCTCGGCAACCTGACGGCTAGACGCTACCGGTTCGCCGCTTTGCATGGATAGCACGATTTCTCTCATTTTTCCTCTCTTTCCTTTACAAGCTCAGCCAGAGCTTCTTTCACCTTAGCTTCCGCATTTTTAGGCTCACGCTTACCGTTCAGGATTTTCCCCAAGTATTCCGGTGCGTATCCCATTTTTGCAGCAAGCTCTCTGATTTCGATATTGTGAACATGAAGCGTTCCTACAACATCGCCTGTCCACTTAGGAAGCAAATTTTTTCTCCTTTCTTGTTCTAATACTTGAACTTTTTGAAAGAATATGATAATATTATGGTGTCAAGCAAAAACATTATCGAACGTTCTTCTATTTGTTCAAAGCCTTTAATTTGTTCTGCCGATTGAACTCGGTATCTTTATTAAAGCACAAGTAGTAGAACTTTTCAAGTGTTTTTGTTCAAGTGGTAGAACTTTGTCATCTTGTACAAGCACTGGAGGTAAGTTTTGTGTTTTTTGACAATTTCGTAAAACTATGCGAAGAAAAGGGAGTAAGGCCGTCTCGTGCTTTAACCGATGCTGGTGTCCCAAAATCCGCTTATAGTTATTGGAGAACAGAAGCAAGTTCCGGAAACGATGCAAAGCCGACCAATCAGAATGCAGTTAAATTGGCGCAGTACTTTGGCGTTACTGTAGACTACCTTCTCACTGGCGACCAAAAAGAGAATCCGCCCCAGCAGCCGCAAAGTGAAGTCGATGCAGCAGTGGAGCGGATTAGAAAAAAGCTTGAATCTATGCCGAAAGAACAGCGTGAAGCGCTGATGAACCTGATCGAGAAGATGTGAGGAAACGGTTCTGACCCGGTAAAATAAAAACCCCTTGTGCCGGGCTGGTGTAGCTCTGCCCAAGGGGTTTTCTATTATTCCAGGTCTAGGGCTTGCTCCGCTGCCGGAATCTTTTCAGGATGTTCCAGCAGCCATGCAATAAATCGGTCAATCTTGGCTCTTTCCTGTTCACTCATTGTGGCATATCCTCCCGATCAGTAAAAATGAATGTTCATTTGATACGATTATACATCTTCTAGTTGTAAAGTCAATGTATTTTTAACAACTTCGTAAAAATCGAATGTTTTCTTCGCATCCATTACTTTGTATCAGGGAAGCCAAAAATCGCAATGACAATGATTAAGAGCCACATTAAGTTTAAGTTACCCTTTGCTTTGTAACATTCCATTGAGCATGGAACGAAAGGGGTTATCCGGTAAATCGTCCAGCACATCTGCTTTGACGAGAGCGTTTGTGCTGATGCTGTGCGAAACATTGTTTAGCTGCACAATGGCATCGTCTAAGTCCTTCACGGTTGCTCCACGCCGTTCCATTGACTGGAGGAAGGTTTTTACTTCTTCAAGAATAACAGGGTTTTCGGTTTTATAGAATCCGTTCATAAAGTCCATCTTCTTCTCCTTTCACAGTTCCACAAGCTTTCCGTCAATGCGTTCGATGTTATCTGCCGGGTCGCGTCCATCGTCTAAGGCGGCTACGGCACGTTCCAGGATGCCTTTTGCTTCGAGGTAAGCATCTTTATCAGCTTCGTACCCAGAAAGGCTCAGGACAAGCTCCAGCGTCCGTCTGCGAGCGTATGGGACAATCAAATCATCTACAGTTCGGTTCATTAGCTTTCCTCCCACGGTTCAGGTGTGTGTGGCTGCCCATCGGTAACGCTGGCGGGCATTCCATCGATGATTGGCATACGTTCATAGTTCCAGATTGCAGTTTCTTTCATTTTGTGTTTCCTTTCTATTTGGAATTTTTTGACAATACAGTTATACCACATCTCGCTGTTTCAATGGAACAGCGACTTTTTTCAATTATTGTTTCACATTTTGAACAATATATCAGTTGAATTTCTTTGCTTTTGTGTCATTTTGTCGAAAGAGGGGTATTTATGGATGATTATAGGATACGAGTGGCAAAAGTGTTAGAGATGGCAAGAGCAGAATCTGGGCTTAGCCAACAGAAGCTTGCGGACAAAATGGGTATAGGCCGAACATCCATCTTTCGTTATGAGCAAGGGACAATGACCCCAGATGCTTCTACTATCATAAAATGGTTTGTGTGCTGCGGTGTTGCGGCCAAGCCGTACATAGACACTTGTTTGCATCCTGGCTTATTGGAAAGCCTGGCTGGCGATGCCAGCACCGAGAGAAAGAGAGATGCACTGATAGAGCATATTAAAGAAGCCCATCCGCAAGAAATTGACCTGCTGTGCTATCTGATCTATGGCAATCACGGCTCAGATTACCTTGCCGTTCTGTGCGAAATGGTAGCCAACCTTCATACGACTTTGCGTGATCGCGTGTCTGTCTGCCGCACCGTCACAGGCCATTATGAAATGGCGCAGGCCACCAAAACCGACCCAGACCCAGACGGAACACAGCCTAATATGCAGATTTTATATCAGGCACAGGACTGTGGGGAAGCTGCGGCGATGAAACGAAACGATTCTTATACCATCAACGAAGAAAACATTTTGCGCTGATTGTCGAATTATCGCAGTTTTTAAGGGACATTTTGTCCACTTTTTGTACACCTATCGGGCAAATTCGCCTTGTCATTTTGTCCCCCATAAGCTATGAATCGACAACATTTGCGCGGAATAAATAACGTAGTAGCGATAATATGTAGCTTGCATTTAATCGGCTCGTCAATCCGTCCCCCATAACACCGGCTCAAAAGTTTTTCATCCACTTTTTGTACACGTTAGATAAGACTAATCATTGCTGGAAAGACTTTATTCAGCAAATGGAAGGTTGAGTTATACACAAGCTGGAATGGAAAAAAAAGAAATTGTTGAAAATTATCGTCATCGCCTATTTAACGATGATATTTAACCTCTTGTTTATTTCTTGTTTAATATATAATAGGTAGATGGGGGACGAAATGACAAAGCATGGGGGACGGATTGACAAGTCATGGGGGACAAAATGACGAGGACATGGGGGACGGATTGACAAGTCATGGGGGACGAAAATTGTTGACATGTCCCCCTACTTGTGATATACTGTTTTCAGACCATTAAAGGAAGTGAGCAGATGCCAAAAATATCAGACAATAACCTTGTCGAGAAAAGTAAATCCCTTGTTTGGGCGAAGTTCAGGGACTATACGGCAGGTGAACTTCGGTTGCTAGAGGTTTACTTGTCAAGAATAAATCCGAGAGACCCAAGCAGCAGCCGTGTAGAGTTCACTTTGGCAGAGTACAGAGACCTGCTGGGGTTAAAAAGCCTTGATGCGCGAAGGATTGAGCCGCAGATCAAGCACTTCTTAGGCAATACGGTGTCGATTCCCATTGACAAAGAGAAGGGCACGTTTGAAAGTTTTGTTTTATTCACAAGGGCAAAACTGGACTATGTGCCTGAAACGAGGTCTTACGTTGTGGCAATCACTTGCAACCCTGACCTTCGCCCCATCTTTTTTGATATTGCAGAAAGCGGGTACGTTCGGTATCGTCTACGCTACACGTCACGGATGAAATCACAGTACAGCATCCTGCTTTATTCGATTCTTCGGGATTGGATGAACATGGACAGTAAGCCGCATGAAATCAGTCTGAAAAAACTGAGAGAACAGCTCGGTGCGATGGAAGCAAGCTACGATGTTTACAAGAACCTTCGCAAACGAGTGCTTGATGTTGCAGTAGATGAAATCAACGCCGTGTCCGACATTGTTGTGACCTACGAACCGGTTCTTGTGGCACGAAAGGCTATTGCAGTCAAGTTCAAGCCCAAAATTAAAGCGTCTGAGACGCTGATTGAAGCTCAGGCAAGCGAAGTATCGACCGAACCTCAAAAAGCCGCCAGAAAGCCCCGCAGAAGCGGATACGAGGACTTTGACTGGTCTGTGTGTGACGAACTGGAAAAGCAGGACTGCATTGACGTCGCAAAAGTGGTTGAGAAGTGGATGAAGAAAGAGCATCCTGAAATCAAGCTGCCGAGACGCAGAGAAGCGGTTTACGATACGGTAAAGGCAGCGTATAAAGACATCCTATCCTTGAGCAGAACGCCATTTCCAGACAGGCCTGTTGGCTATCTGATTAGAAGCGTAGACAAGGCAGGTATCGTAGACAAGTATATGC